TGGCTGGGCAGGGCTGGCAGGGCCGGGCTGGGCAGGGCTGGGCAGGGCAGGGCTGGCCCGAGGCTGGCAGGGCAGGGCTGGTCAGGGCTGGCAGGGCAGGGCTGGTCAGGGCTGGCAGGGCAGGGCTGGTCAGGGCTGGCAGGGCAGGGCTGGCCCGAGGCTGGCAGGGCAGGGCTGGTCAGGGCTGGCAGGGCAGGGCTGGTCAGGGCTGGCAGGGCAGGGCTGAATCAGAAAAGGCTGGCATTGCTGCCAGCCTTGTTCCGTTCCGTATGGTTGCTGCTAGGTCAGATGGTGACTCCCGCAGTCTTCATTGCCTCTTTAACCCGCCGAGTGAAAGCGGCCTTCCGACCCGCAGTCAAAGCCGAGTAGTCAACACCTTGCGCCTTGGCCACATCCAACACCATCCGACCGAAAGCACTGACCTGCGAGGCCGGTGCCGCATTGAAGGCTGCCAGTACTGCCGAAAGCTGGTCATTGGTGGTTGTTTCAGTTGGTGACTTTGCCATTTGATCTACTCCTAGGACTGAATTGTCCGTGTCATCCGTGTTTGGCTGACAGACAAACATTTAGTGCCCATTTCCTTCCGATGCAAACAAAAATATCGGTTTCGACCCCGCAATTATGCATACCTATCATTCCAAAACGAGGCACGTTGCACATGTAACTATATATGTACCGCCTGCCTGCCTGCCTGCCTGCCTGCCTGCCTGCCTGCCTGCCTGCTGCCTGCTGCCTGCTGCCTGCCTGCCTGCCTGCCTGCCTGCCTCGCGCGTTTAGCGTGCAGTCGATACAGCGCTCGCGTATCCATCGGCGCCTCGCGCGTTTAGCGTGCATCGCCAACCTGGCGCACGGCGTGCGTGCATCGCCAATCGTAACGGACCAAGTTCGCTCAGCGTAACGGACCTCGCTCGCCGATGCGATGGCGCACCGTTCGCTCTGCGGACTGTTCGCGCGTCGCAACGGACGGGCGGGGGTCGAAACGATGGGGCGGGACCCGCCACCGGCCCCGGCCGCTTCCCATGTGCCGGGGAAATTGGGCGCTGGGGGGTAAAGTTTATCGGGGGGACGTCGTAAAACGGGTAGCGACGTGTTGCGGCGAGCGGTATTGTTCGGTGAGGCGCAATCCCGCGCCGTCGAGGAGGCCAAACATGGCTTACGAAGTTCCCGAAGAACCGGGCGAGTTCTCACTGCCACTATCTGGCGCACGGCTTCAGTGGCAACTGGAAGTATTGGGCTGGTCGCAAGGCGAACTTGCTCGCCGTCTCGATCTCCGTCCCACGAAGGTCACTCAGTGGGCCAACGGCAGCAGCTTCCCGCCGAACCGCGTGGGTATCTGGCTAGAGATGCTGGCGCGCAGCATGGTGTGGAATGCACAGCCGCCGATGTGGCGACATGATCCAACGATAGCGGCCGAGAAGCATCAGATGGAGTTGGCTGAAACGGCCTTCGATCCGCCGCCGTGGATCAAGAGATGAGCGACCCAACGACTATGCCCTACCGTGGCTGACGATAGGAACCGTGCTCACGTCAGGCTGCCGCCGAGCCGATGCCCGCATTGCGGCTATATGACCGACGCTGCTTCTACGCTGTCTGGCCCGGTACCGAACCCACGTCGTGGCGATCTTACTGCCTGCTTCGGTTGCGGTGAGGCGTTGAAGTATGACAGGCGGCTGCGTCTGGTGAAGATCAGCGCCGCAGAGCTAGTCGCCTTGGCCCCTGACGAGCGCTCCGCGCTGCAAGAGGTGCAGAATGCCGTCCGCTCGTTCCTGGCAGCCGAGGAAGCCCATGGCCGATGATACCTATGCCTTCGCTGGCGACCACATGAAGCTGACGCATGACGGAAGCAGCACCACCATCACCTTCAGCGACAAGGCCGTTGGCCGCGTCTGTGGCGGCTGCACGCTCTGCTGCAAGCTTCCGCCGATACCCGGACCACCGCTGCACAAGCCCGCTGGTGTGCGCTGCAAGCACGCGCGCACCGGCAAGGGCTGCTCGATCTACTCGACACGACCGCTGGCCTGCCGCACCTGGGCGTGCCGCTGGTTGGCTGACGCTGAGACCGCAGGCATGCCGCGGCCCGATCGCGCGCACTACGTGATCGACATCAAGGACGACTACGTGGAGATGGTGCACAGCGAGACCGGCGCGCGAAGCCGCATGGGCGTCATCCAGGTCTGGGTCGATCCGGCATACCCGAATGCGTGGCGGGCGCCTGAGTTGCGCGCCTACATGCTGCGCATGGCCACCGATCACCGCATGGCAACGATCATCCGCTTCAACAGCCGGGAGGCGATCACCGTCTTCCCGCCGCCGCTGGCCGAGGACAGGCAATGGCACGAGATCCGTGACGGCACGATCGTGGATCGGACCGATGCCGACCGACAGGTGATGGCAGACCTCGAACGCTACGAGATCGGGTTCTCGGACGGGACTCTAGCGAGGGCGGGCGTGCGGAGCCCGGTGACAACCGGTGTAAAATAGGCGCGTCCTGGTTTTACATCGGTTGTGGATAACGCGCTTGACGGCCGGCTCACGATTGCTCATTAATTAGTCACGATCCAGGTTTTGCGTCGCGGCGGCTGAAAAGGGGGCAAATGTGCCATATGCTCCCCCGAAGTATCGTCCGCCCGGATGGCGTCCAGCCCCTCCAAAACCGACTGATCCGTTCTATGGCTCGGCCCTCTGGAAGCAGTTGCGCCAGCGCGTGCGACACCGCGACCACGGCATCTGCGCCCGCTGCGGAGCACCGGACTCCTGGCGCGTAGACCACATCAAGCCTCGCACTGAGGGTGGCGTGGACCTCGAATGGAACCTGCGGCTGCTGTGCACGACATGCGACAACAAGCGGCACGCCGAGAAGGGAACGCTGTGGCGTGGAGACTGACCTACAGCAAGGGCAAACTGTCTATGTCATCGGCGAGGTCGAGGACGACTTCCCGGTGACCGTCGTCAGGCGCGTCGGCAGTTGCCGCCACTGCGGGCTGTCGCTGTATCGCTGCCGCACGCCGGCCGCACAGCAACTTCTCCTCTGCCGATCGGCGGTCATCTTTCCGAACTGAGGTGTGCCGATGCGTGGCCGTAAGCCGAAGCCGACGGTGCTGAAGAACCTGCATGGCTCGGAAGAGCCGCGTAATTCTGCCGAGCCGATCCCCGATGGCGATCTTGTGGATAATCCGAGCGACTGTCCGGAACACTTCAACGCAGAGCAGCGCGAGGTTTGGGAATATGCCTTGCGTCACTCGCCGCCCGGCCTGCTCAAGCGGATCGATGGATCCGCGTTGGAAGCCTGGGTCGTCGCGCACTGTCTTCACCGCGCGGCCACGCGCGAGCAGAACGCCCTGGCGGCATCTGGTCGCTCCTTCAAAGGGCTGCTGTTCCGCCAGGGGCCTCAGATGGTGCCGTCACCGTTCATCGGCATCATCAGCCGTCAGGGCGCCGCAATGCTCAAGGCCGCGAGCGAGCTTGGCTTCACACCGGTTTCACGGCCACGGATCTTTGCTGGTGGTCCAGCGACCGGCGAAACGCTGAGAGCCACGGATGGCCGCGCCAAAGACGCCCCGCGCCAGAGCCTCGAAACATACCTCGCCAACGCTCCCCGACCGCAAGCCATCCACTGATCCGGTCAGCGCCTATGCGTGGGACGTTCTGAAGGGGAAGGTCGTCGTAGGCGCCTTGGTCCGCTCGGCGTGCGAGCGACACTTCCGCGATCTGGAGCAGGCGAAGAAGAAGGGCTTCGTCTGGCGCCCCGACATCGCGAAGTATGCCATCGAATTCGCTGAGTATTGCCGCCACTCCAAGGGCGAGTGGGCGGGCCGGCGGCTGAAGCTTTCGCCGTGGCAATGCTTCGTTCGAGGGTCCGCCTTCGGGTGGCTGCGCAATGATGGGCTGCGGCGCTACCGGGTGGTCTACGAGGAAGTCGCCAGGAAGAACGGCAAGTCGACCAGCGCGGCCACTGTGGCGCTGAAGTGCTTGGTCGCTGACGACGAGCCGGGTGCTGACGTCTATTCGGCGGCTACCAAGAAAGATCAGGCGCGCATCGTGTTCGACGAGGCCCGTCGCATGGTGATGAGGTCGGAAGACCTGCAGAAGATCGTTTCGGTCTACCGCGCCTCGCTTGCGGTTGACCGCACGCTATCCAGTTTCCAACCCCTCTCGTCCGATGATCGCACGTTGGATGGCCTGAACCCGCACTGCATCGTCATCGACGAATTGCACAAGCACCGCAACCGCGCCGTGCTGGATGTGCTGGACACGGCGATGGGGTCGAGACGACAACCGTTGCTCTGGATCATCACCACCGCCGGCGACGACAACCCTGAGAGCGTCTACGCGCAAGAGCATGCCTATGCGGCCAACGTGGTGGCGGGCAACTTCGTTGACGACGAGTGGTTTGTGTTCATTGCCACACTCGATGCCGAGGACCGCTGGGATGACCCAAGCGTCTGGGGCAAAGCGAACCCGAACCTCGGCGTCAGCGTCAAGCTCGATGACCTGACGCGGCAGTGCCGGGCGGCGAAGAACAATCCGGCGAAGCAGATTGAGTTCAAGCGACTGCGGTTGAACATGCGGACGGCCTCTGCGTCGCAGCTCATCACCGGGCCGCTATGGGATACCAATTCGCTGGGTCCGTTCGACCCTGCGGAGATGCACGGCCGGCGCTGCTTCGCAGGCCTCGACCTGTCGAGCAAGATCGACCTCTCGGCCTGGGTGAAGCTGTTCCCGCCGCTCGAACACGGTGACCGTTGGCGGGTGGTTCCGCGGTTCTGGATGCCTGCCGATACCGTCGATCAGAAGTCGGATCGCGATCAGGTGCAGTATCGGCGCTGGATCGATGAGGGTCTGATCGAGCCGACACAGGGCAACATCATCGACCACACGGAGGTTGAGCGTGCGATCCTCGAGGACGCTCGCCTCTTCGACATTGCCAGCATTGCCTTCGACCCGTGGAACGCGATCCAGCTTGCCGTCAGCCTGCAAAACAGCGGCATGACGATGAAGGAGTTCATTCAGGGCATCCGGTCCTACACCGCGCCGACGAAGGAACTACTGGCGTGGCTGTTGGCGAACAAGATCGACCACGGCGGTAATCCGGTGCTGCGCTGGATGGCGCTGAACATGCGCGTGCAGACCGACAAGAATGAGAACCAGATGCCGACGAAGAAGGTCAGCATTGGAAGGATCGACGGTGCGACCGCGATGATCATGGCGATCGGCAGCTCAATGGCCGACGATCAGGCTGGGCTTGAGGGCTTCCTGGCGCGGCCGGTGATGTGAACCTGCTGCTGGTTCTGATGTTCGCGGCCATCTGGTTTCTCGCTCGCCATCATCTCCACAACTGACTGAACTGCGAGGGCGTCCATGCGGAGATGGTGGCTCTACCTGAAAGCCGTCTCGACCATCGCCCGTGGCATCGGGCTGACCGACCCTCGGCTCTACCAGTATTTCGGCGGCGGCGAGACCTATGCCGGCGAGATAGTCAGTGTGGAGAGTGCGCTGCGCGTGGAGACCGTGTGGGCCTGCGTGCGGCTGATCTCGACGACGATCTCGACCATGGCGCTGCAAGTCTTCCAGAAGCTGCCAGACGGTCGTGGCGTGCCTGTCCGCGACATCCCGCTCTACTCGCTGCTGCACGACCAGCCCAACGCCGACATGACGGCCACCACGTTCTGGACCGCCATGGTGGCGTGCCTGCTGCTCTGGGGGAATGCCTACGCGGCGATCGAGCGGCGCGGCGATGGCACGGTGATCGCGTTGACGCCGCTGATGCCGAACCGGCTAACCATTACGCGGCAGACTGACGGCTCGCTACTCTACCACTACGCCTACATGAACGTCCGGCAGGACTATACCGAAGACCAGATCCTGCACATCAAGGGGTTCTCGCTGGACGGCATCGTCGGCCTATCGCCGATCTCGCAGGCCAGGGAAACGCTCGGCATCGCGATGGCGGCCGAGAAGTCCGCGGCGAGCTTCTTCCGCAACGCCATGCGGCCGAGCTTGGTGATGAAGGCGCCGAACTTCCTCACCGACGTCCAAAGAGAACGCTACAACGACTCGTGGATGGAGAAGTTCACCGGCTCGATCAACGCCGGTCGCGTGCCGCTGGTCGAGGGCGGATGGTCGCTCGATCAGATAACGATGAAGCCCGAAGATGCGGAGCTGCTGGCGACGCGGGCTTACTCGGTGGAGCAGATTTGCCGCTGGTACGGCGTGAGCCCGGTGATGGTCGGGCACATGGACAAGTCGACGGCCTGGGGCACCGGGTTGGAACAGATGAACCTGTGGTTCCTGACCTATGGGCTGCGGCCGTGGCTGCGGGCGATCGAGCAGGAAATCACGCGATCCATTCTCACGCCGGCCCAACGCATCCTCTACTACGCCGAATTCAACGTGGACGGTCTGCTGCGCACCGACAGCGAGAAGCGCGCCATCATGATGAAGACGCTGGTGGACGCCGGGATCAACACCCCGAACGAAATGCGCGCCAAGAACAACGATGGACCGCTCGATGGCGGCGATCAGCTCACCATGGCGGCGGGCCGCATGCCGCTCGAAATGCTCGGGCAGCAACCACCAACACCGCAACCGAATGATCCCGCCCGGCAGCAGGGTCAGGTCACGCCGCCCGCGGCGACATAGGGGAACTTGCGATGCTGCGAGAATATTTTTCGACCGCTGCCGAAGTGAAGTTCGTGGGCGATCCTGGTGCCGGCGAAGTCAGCGGATATGCCACGGTTTATGGCATTCTCGACTCGCATCGCGATGTCATCATGCGTGGTGCATTCGATAAGACGCTCGCCGAGCAGAAAGCCGCCGGCCGTAAGATGCCGATGTTTGGTGAGCACAGTTTTGCCTTCATCGGAGGCGACCCGTATCCGATCGGTGTTTGGGACGAGGTTGAACCTGATGAGCGGGGATTGAGGGTAAAAGGTCGCTTCGTCGCCCTGGATCACCCTGATGTCGCAAGGGTTCATAGGCTGACGAAAGAGGGCCTAACTGGAGGCATCTCGATAGCCTACAACCTGAAACCGGATGGCTTCGTCAAGGGCAAAACCCCCGGCGATCCCTTACGGACGATCAACGAGATCAAGTATCTCCATTCCATAGACCTCGTGGCCGATCCCTCTAATCCTCACGCCCGCGTCGACAGCGTCAAGGCCATGATGACTATGCCGAACCACCAGGCCGCGACGGATGCGATCCAGCAGGCGCATCAGATGTGCGTCGACTGTATGGGCGGCGGCGACGCGCCGACAGCCGGCGAGCGCAACCAGATCACAGGACATCTGAAGGACGCCTATCGTCACCTGACCGGCGCAGAGATGCCGGTAGTGATGAAGGCGCACTTCGAACAACTGCGTGAACTGAAGAAGTGGCTGCACCTCCCTGTGGAACAGGGCGGTCGGGGCTTCAGCAGCAAGCAGGCTGACGAGGTAGCCGAACTCGTCTTCAAGTCACTGCCTCGGGATGAGAGCGGAGACAGCGCGGCAGCAAGCGCGGCCAGGAAGGAAGCGGTCGGCGAGATCCGGCGCGTCCTTTCCGGCTTTTCCCTCAAATTTGGAGAGTGACATGCCAGATGGTGGCGACGTTCCAACGGAACTGGAGCTGAAAAACCTCACGATCGACCTGAAGAAAGCGACCGACGAGGTGAAGACCTTCGCCGAGAAGGTCCAGACCGAGATGAAGAACCTCGGTATTGCGACGACCGAGACGAAGGCCAATGCCGACAAGGCGCTGACCGAGATGAACACCATCTCGGCGCGCCTGACAGAGATCGAGCAGAAGGTTGCGCGGCGTAGCCCAGGTGACGGACAGCCGCAGTGGAAGTCCCTCGGTCAGCACGTCGTTGAGTCCGAAGCTGTGAAGGCGTTGCTGGAGCAGAAGAACGGCCAAGCGCGGCTCACCATCGAACTCAAGGACATCATGACAGGGCCGCCCACGTTGGGTGCTGGGGTCTCGCCAAGCACCTCGCTGGTGGTGGCCGATCGGCAGCCGATCGTGCCGATGCCGCTCCGCGCTTTAGTCGTGCGTGATCTGATCACGCCGGGATCCACGACCTCGAATGCCATAGAGTATCCGGTGGAGACCGATGATCCGCTGGTGACCGGGGCGGCTGTGGTGTCGGAAGGCGCGCGCAAACCGCAGTCAAACATCACGTTCGATCTGAAGTCCACGCCGGTTCGCACCATCGCGCACTTCATGAAAGCCTCGCGTCAGATAATGGACGACGTGCCTCAGTTGCAAAGCTACATCGACGGACGGCTGCGGTTCGGCCTCGGGTATGTGGAGGAGACCGAGCTGCTGTACGGCGACGGGACCGGCCAACATCTGCTAGGAATCGTGCCCCAGGCCACCGCCTACTCAGCCGCTTTCACGCCGGCCAATGCGCAGAACATCGACACGCTGCGGCTTGCGGCTCTGCAGGCGACCTTGGCGCTGTATCCGGCGACCGGCTTCGTGCTGCATCCGACCGACTGGGCGAAGATCGAACTGACCAAAGACACCCAGGCGAGATACATCGTCGGCGACCCGCAGAATCAGATTGCTGCGCGGCTCTGGACGTTGCCGGTGGTGCAGACGCCAGCAATGACGGTGTCCCACTTCTTGACGGGCGCCTTCCGCCTTGGTGCGCAGATCTTCGACCGGCTGACGATGGAAGTCCTGATCAGCACGGAGGACCAGGACAATTTCGTTCGGAACATGATCACGATCCGGGCGGAAGAGCGTCTCGCACTCGCGGTGTACCGCCCGGCGGCATTTATCTATGGCGCCCTTGCCTAATGCTGCTGCGGGCTCTCAGGCCCTGGTACAACCCAGACCATGAAGGCCAGGTCGAGCCGGGTCATGTTTTCGAGGCGAGTGAGTATCGCTCTCGGGAACTGATCCGCCTCGGCTTGGCCATGGTGGCGATCAACGAGAAGAAGAAGATCAAGGTTCCCGCCGATCCGCCAGCGCGACGCAAGCGTGGCTGAAACGATCCCATACTGTCACACGGCGCATGATCGGGTGAGCGTATGGATACGCGCGTCACTATAACCACAGGAGTATATACACAATGACGACAGTGAGAGTGACTGGAGGTTACCTTCAGGTCGAGGCGGCTGGCGGCGGGTATCCTGACCAAGGTCTGCCGCCATTCCCCGATCAAGGACTGCCCGGTGGCGGCGGCTATCCGGATCAGGGGCTACCAGGACGCCCGCCGCGCCCTGGGCATCCCATTGCGCCTGGTGGTCGTCCGGTCGATCCAGGCTGGGGCATTGGCATCGAGCGTCCGGATCAGGGGTTGCCCGGTCTACCACCGCTCGGTGGCAACCATCCGGATCAGGGTTTGCCGCCAAGCCCGCCCGGCGTATGGCCGCCGCTCACGCCATCGCATCCAATTCAGCCGGCACCGCCGAACACGCCACCGGGCGTAATCTGGCCGCCGGTTAGTGGGCCGGGACGTCCCGACCAGGGGCTGCCGGGTGGATCGCCCGGTCGTCCTGACCAGGGCCTTCCTGGGCAGCCGGGTGCGCCTGATCAAAGCTTACCGGGGCAGCCTGGAGCGCCAGACCAGGGCCTGCCGCCGGGACCGGATCAGGGTCTTCCAGGTGGCCAGCCGCATCCTGACCAGGGGCTACCTGGATCGCAGCCTGGACCTGACCAGGGCCTGCCAAAGCCGCAGACATACTGGGTGGTATGCGGCATTCCCGGCGTTGGCTGGCGGTATGTCAGTATCGATCCGACGCTGAAGCCGACGCCGCACGGCTAAGGTTTAACCACAATGCCGTTCGTCGCTGTGTGCCCGGAGCAATACTTTGGCCAGATCGTAGGGTCAGGTCAGTGCGTTGATTTCGTGCGCACAGCGATGAACGGACTGCCGCCCACCAATGAGTGGTTCGAGGGGCGCAGGGTGTGGCAGGCGGGCTGGCTCGCATCCGGCACCGCCATTGCTACGTTCGGGCCTGATGGTCGTTACAAAAACCAGACCGATGGTAGTTCCCATGCCGCGATCTTCCTCGATGCGGACGAGAAAGGCGGCATCACTGTGCTGGACCAGTGGATCAACCATCCGGTCGCGCGGCGCGTGATCCGAGCCAAGGGTGGCAAGGGACCGCCGTGTGACGATGCGGACGCCTTCGCCGTCATAGAGACCGCGTCGCCTGAAGCCTGAGCCTTTATCGGGGGAGAGGCGTGATGGCGCGTCCTCCCTTCTCCATGTTGCGGGCTGCATTTTGGTTGCTCACGATCATCGTGCTCGCCGAAGTTGGCGTAACGATCTTTGCGGGCGTTGGCTGTTTTATGATGATAATGCGCGGCGAATACCGGATCGGCGCGTGCGAAAACGTCTCCACACAAGTGCGCGAAGTGTGGGCGGAGGCACTGGCAGCCGTTCTTGCGCTGCTGCTGGCCGCCCGGAACGGCAACGGGCCGCCACCGCCACCGGACGCTGACACATGAAGGAGAACGCCCGATGAGCGATGCCGAGGAGCGCGTGCGCGAGCGCGCTTACGAGCTGTGGGAGCAGGCCGGGCGCCCAGATGGGCAAGCGGATGAATATTGGCGTCAGGCACGTGCTGAACTGGAAGCTGATGTGCTGCGCGAGCAGGAGCAGGTGCTGGACGAGGCCAGGGGCAAGCGAGCGAAGCGCCCCTCGTGATAGGGGTCCGCGCCCAACCTCTCTTGATTCATGGTCCGTGGGGATTAGGAGATAGCCTGTACTCGCGTCCTTTGATTCGCGACGCTGCCCTGCAGCGCGAGGTCTTCCTCGAGACGCCCTGGCCGGAACTCTACGCCGATCTTCCGGTGCACTTCGTCCGCGGCGAAAAGGGCCTGCGGCTGCAGATGCGGAATGTGCTGAGCCAGTCGGACGCACTCTGGGTCAAGCCGCCTCCTGGCATTCCCAGAGTGGCACTCGGTTACGGCCCGATCGAACTGGCAACCGGCGACGTCTTCACCGCGATGGCGTGCAAGATGCCGATGGCGATGGTGACGAAGCCGGTGTGGGATTTGCCAGACCTCGGTGAATGTCCCGTGGACTCTGGTAGCGCACCATTGGCGCTGATCCGCCCGGTGCTGCGGCGAACCGAGTGGGACAACGAGGCACGCAATCCGCTGCCCGAGTATGTCTCGCATGTCGCTGCCGATCTGAAATCGCGTGGCTTTGCGACCATCGTGATCTGCGACATCCAGGTGGATCGCGAGGTGCTGGCCGGCGGTGTGATGCCACCGTGCAACCTTGCACTGACCAAGGGCGAACTGGGCCCTCGCCAACTACTCGCTGTGGTGCGCGATGCAGCCGTGGTGGTCGGTCCGGTGGGTTGGATCGTTCCCGCGGCCGCGGCACTCGGCACGCCGACCTTCGTGGTGCTGGGTGGCAACGGCGGCATGAATGCCCCGCAGCGTCTGCTGCATCCGGCGATGGACGCGGCGCATATCGGCTTCGCGGTGCCCAAGGAGTTTTGCCAATGCATGGACATGAGGCACCAATGCAGAAAGGAGATTCCGAACCTGGACGCGCAGTGGCAGCGCTGGAGGCGGCGCTTGCCCACTTTGAGAACGAGCCGCCACCAATCCGCCGCAGACTGATCTGGTTCGAGGATCCCGGCTTCGGCTACTACCCGGTTGATCCGGTGCATGCGCCATACGACGCCGCGTATTTCGCCAAGTATGTCGGCTACGCCCAGACGCCGATGGGAGCCGCGCTTGAAGCCGCTCGCTACGGTCTGGTGTCGCGGCATACCGACGGTTCTGTCGTGGACATCGGCATAGGCTCTGGGTCGTTCATCAAGGGACGCCCGCTGACCTGGGGCTACGACATCAATCCCTCGGCCGTGTGCTGGCTGCACGCCGTCGAGCGCTACTGGAACCCTTACATCGACCCCTGCCGAGCCGTCACGATGTGGGACTCGCTCGAACACATCTCGTATTTCCAAGAGCTGTTGGCCAATGTGCTGGAATGGGCGTTCGTCTCGCTGCCGGTCTTTGCCTGCGAGGCTGATGTCCTCGCCTCGCGGCATTTCCGCACGGATGAGCACTACTGGTACTTCACGGCCGATGGGTTCATCAAGGTGATGCGCGATCTCGGCTGGGACTGCGTCGAAGAAAACTGGACCGAGAGCGTGCTCGGCCGCGAGAGCATCGCCAGCTTCGCCTTCCATCGCGAAGGGTCATGAATGGAGGACGTTCGTCTCCTCGAGGTCGTGACGCCGGCGCCGAACCAGGATCTGGTGACGCTGGCCGATGTGCGTGATGAGTTGGGCGCCGCGCGCGGCCAGGATACGCGCCTGAAGCGCTATATTACTTCAGCCTCCTCGATCATCGCCACCCATACGCGCCGTGTCTGGCGCGAGGAAACGGTCATCGAGACCTTCTACTCGTCCTACTTCGGCGGCTACGGCTACGGTTGGGGTTGGGGTTGGGGCTGGCAGCATTCCCATCGTCATGATGGCAAGCCGAAACCGCTTGTGCTGGCACGCTACCCGGTCTCGTCCATTACGTCCGTGTGGTCGGGGGCAGATCTGCTCGATCCCGCGGGTTACTTCGTCGATAAGGACAAAGGGCTGCTCTACCAGTGGGACGGCGCGACGATCATGCCTTGGACCCATTGTGCGAACACGGTCGCAGTCACCTACGTGGCTGGCTACAGCCTCGCTGACGTGCCGCCCGACGTGCAGCAGGCCGCAATGACGGCAATCAGGGTGCGCTACTTCAGCCATGGCCGCGATCCGTATCTGCGGTCGATCAACGTCCCCGGTGTGCAGGAAGAGAGCTACTGGGCGGGCCCCGATCAGTCGGCGCTGCCGCCCGAGGCGGTCGGACTGTTGGAAAAGCATATCGATATGAGGATGTGATGGACAGTCCAGGCTCCTACTTCCTGCTGATCGGCGGCACCGACTTCACCATCACCAACGCCGGCACGTATGTGGGCGACTGGCTGACGGACCTCGACGGCATGAGTTCGGCATCGGTCATGGTGGACTTCCGCGCCGGGACAGGTGGCGAGGCTGATGTTCGCGCCTTCCTCCAGACGTCTCTCGACGACGGCAACACGCCGATCGATCTCGCCTGTTGCCTGTTCAGCGGCAGCGAGCGGCGCGTCTTCAACATCGCCGCTGATATGACTTCGACAACGTTCGACGCGACCGATGCGGCTTTGTCCGACGACACCGTCCTGGGCGGCATTCTCGGTAACCGGCTTCGGCTGAAGCTCGTCACCACCGGAACCTGGGTGAACACCTTCCTCGGTGGCCGGGTCGTGGTGCGATGACGATCGTGGGAGGCTAATCATGACGCTCGTCGGTCTGTTGCTCGGCATCATCAACATCGCCATCGTGGTAGCGGTGCTGGTGCTGATCGGCGCGATCATCGTCATGGTCGCCAACTGGTTCCAATGGCCAATCGAGTGGAGCGTGCAGCGGCTCTACCTCCTCGTGGTGGCCTTGATCGCGCTCTACATGGTCATAGCGTTGCTGATTGGCCTGCCTACGGTCCGCTTCTTTCAACCCATCGCCTGATGCAGCTCAGCGCGACCTTCAGCTTCCTGTCTGGCTCGGATAAGCCGGTGATCCTGCGGCGGATGACCGCCGTCGGCATGCGCCTCGATGTGCAGTGCATGGCGCGGGTGACTGTGGCCACACCCGAGATGCGTTACGAGATCGAGCGGGCGGGCGGCGTCGCACAGATCGATCGCCTCTGCATCATCAGTAACACCGAGATCGAGGCGAAGCAGTGGCCTGGGCCGCCCCGCCGCGGCGATCTGCTCTACATCATCGACGAGCGCTATTCCGCCATGATCCTCGGCTGTGCCAGCCGTGACCTGCTCGGCATGGATGTCCGTCACGACCTGACGCTGCGAGGCAGCGGCTGATGGCCGCGTCCTGGTCCGGCCGCGAGGTCGTCTCCTGGCGCAAGGAGGGTCGTCCGGTCCCCGGCGCCGCCCTGCCGGTGATGTTCAGCGCCGACCAGCTCGACGCGTGGCAGCGTAACATCGTCACCGGCATCAAGGATCTGGCGGAAGAAGCCGCCATCGAGGCCTTGCAACAACAGACGATTGCCGCCCGCCAGGAGGTCGTAGCTAAGGAGAGCGCACGGTCGGGCGGGATAGCTCCACTCGGGCGACAGGTCATTGATGGGGTCGCTGACGCCCCGCTGAGCGCGATCACGCCCGACAGCACCATCGTCCTGCTGTGGAACTACATGCCGGAGATCGCGACGCGCACCTATGAGGCGCTGGTGCAGCGGTCGCCGCGTCTGACTGGCCGCTACATTGAGGGGTTGCTGATCTTCATCGACGGCTCGCCCGGCGAGCTTGCCGACATAGACATGGACACCAGTGAGGTCCGCTTCGTCGCGAGCGTGCCGTATGCGCGGCGCCTGGAGGTTGGCAAGACGGAATCCGGCCGAGCGTTCGTGAGGCAAGTTGCGCCGCACATTGTCGAGGAGACGGCCATCGTCGCCAAAAGCAAGTTCGGCAATCTGGCCAACCTCACCTACAGCTATGCCGATCTCTCCGGGTCTTGGACGCTGAGTGCGAAGGGCATGATCCCGCGCCACTTCGAGAAGGGAGGCTGGCGTCACAGCCACTCGCCGCGGACCCGGCACGGCATGCTGGAGACCCAGGTCCGCTACCCATCGATCCTGATCACCAACCGCGAGTGACAGGTGGACGACCTCTATCTGGTCATAAAGCAGGCCGTGATGGCGGCCTGGACTGCCAGTTGGACGCGAACCGACGTGCCGGTGCTCTGGCGCGAGAACGAGCCGCTGCCACTGATCGATCCGATCAGCGGCCACAGCAGCAACGGAATGGGACTGCCCTACTTCTTCAGGAACGAGATCGACTTCGGACGCGAGGAGATCATCGGCTTCGGCGGCGGGCGCTTTCGTAATCTCCGCGTCCAGTATGGCTCGGTCATCCTGCGCAACTTCGCTTCGGTGACCATTGGTGATGAGGACGAGGCGCTGCGACTGATCAGCGCCGCGACCGCGATCTTCCGTTCGTATCGTGTGCAACAGGACGAATGGGATCTGTCGTTCATCGGTTCCGGCAGCGGCTTCGACTGGGGCCCGACCGAGAATGGCGTCTGGTTTACGCGCGGCTACCTCGAAGTCTTCGCGTTCCGCTTTCCGGGCTGAGGCCCGACTCGGAGTGAACTGCTGAAATGTGCGGAGCCCATCGCTGCGGAAACAGCGAATGGGCTCCTGACCACCGAGTATCTTGGAGCTACACGATGGCTGATGATGAGGCTACCGCGCGTACGGCGCGTGCGGCGAGACCTGTCACGATCTATGTGCTGACTGATCCACGCGATGGGCGCGTATTCTACGTCGGCAAGACGATAAATCGGCCGGCGCAAAGACTTCGCGCTCATATCTGCGACGCTATAGCCGGGCGCCAGTGCGGATCAGGGCCGACTATACGGGAGATAATTGCTGACGGAGGTCGCCCAGGTTTGATGGTTTTGGAGACCGTCGAATCCTCTGAATGGCAGGCCGTAGAGCGTTGGTGGATCGCCTACTACAGAATGCTGGGGCCGCTCGGCAACATCACGGATGGAGGCGATGCCATATGCGCCGCCGCCCTTTCACTTGATGCGCAACGAAAGGCAGCAGACGGCAGGCGGAAAAGTCCTAAGTGGGCGGCAGCCATAAAGCAGGCTGCGAACAAGAACAGAGGACGCAAGCAGAGCGCGGAGGAGCGGACGAGACGTTCCGAGGTGGCAAAAGGGCGTAGGCCAAGCGATGCCACCATTCAGGCATCCATAGCTCGGACTAAGGGCAAGAAGATGTCGCCAGAGCGGGCGGCCCTAGCTGGCAAGGCATGGCGCGGCAAAAAGCAGAGTGCTGACCACGCGGAAAAGAAACGTCTCGCCATGGAGCCCCACCGAGCAAAGCAAAGCAGCGATCAGGCGGCCAGATGGCGCGATCCAGAATATCGCGCACGGATGCTGACCAGCATGGCCGGAAGAAAACCTACAGACAAACCTATTACCGGATTGAGAGTTCGGTAAGGCCCTAAGCCGTCCTTGGGCAAGACGTCCAGCGACGTCGAGAGGCGCCGCATTCCCTGTTTAGTCAAGGAGGTGACCGTGCCGCTCTCAGAAGGAGTTTCAGCTAGAATAGCTTATGCCGCCTACGCAACGGGCGACATCACCGCGAACGAACTCGATGATCCGACCACTGCGCCCGGACCGACCGGTGGCCAGATCCTGCGTCGCGTCAGCAGCACGCTGTCATTGGCGAAGAACACGTATCAGTCGGCGGAAATTCGCAATGACCGACAGATCGTGGACTTCAGACATGGCGTCCAGCGGGCTGAAGGAAACATCGCGGGCGAGATCAGCCTCGGCACCTACATGGACTTCTTCGAGGCCGTGCACCGCGACACACGCACTGCCGGCGCCACGGCTGATCAGACGACGCTCACCAGCATTGCCGCAAGCAAGTCGGCCAGCACGATCACCTTCGGTGGCGGCGATCCTGTGGCTGCGGGCTTCGGCGTCGGATCGGTCATCAGGGTGACCGGTTCCGGTAGCGTGGTCGACAACACCAACTTCACCGTCCTCGGCTTCAGCGGCACCACCAATCGGGTGGTGGCTGTGACACCAGCGCCGACCGCCGATGTGACCGTGCCGGTTACCACCTTCACGGCGGCGGCGCCTGGCGCGACGACAATGGTGCCCAGTTCGAACTTCGTGAAGCGTAAGTTCGGGGTCGAGGTATTCCACGAGGATCTGAATATCGCGCGGCTCTATCGTGAGTGCCGCATCGGCAGCTACCACTTGGCGCTCCCGGCAACCGGTATGGGCACGGTCGAATTCAACGTGCTGGGTCGTGCGCAGTTTGACCCGGCGACCGGGCCTTACTTCACGGACCCCGCAGCCGAGACGAACACGCCCGTGCTGACGGCCGTCAACGGATCGCTCTACTTCGGCACTGAGAAAGTCGGGGTGGCAACCTCGGCCGACATGACGATGAACCTCACGCCGACCCCGGCAGAGGTCATCGGCCAGAACTTCTCGGCCGAGATCTTCCTTGGCCGCGCCAACCTCACCGGCACGATCACCGCGTTCCTCGATAGCCAGGATCTCATCGACGACTTCATCAACGAGGCCGAGGTGAGCTTCCTGCTGACGATGACCTCGTCGTCCGCCGCCAACAGTCCGGCCATGTCGATCTTCATGCCTCGGCTGAAGTTCAGCACCGCGGCGATCAATCTCACGGGCGAGGGCGGCCAGTCGGTCAGCTTCGGCTTCCAGGCGCTGAAGTATGTAGGATCCGCGGCAGGCATGCCGCAGACCACCATCGTCATCAGCGACACGGAGGCGCCGGCCAGTTTGGGTCGCAGCACCCTCGTCGCTCCAGCCGGCGTCGACCTCGGTAGTGGGGCGGCCATGCCATCACGCGCATCCCGAATGGCGATGGCAGCGGAATAAACGGATCCCGATCGGCAGCGGGATAGCGCTTCGGCGCGCGCGTTCGAGGGGTGGGGCGGCACCTGCCGGGGCCGTCCCATCACCCACCGGCAGGGGGAGACATTATGGCGTTGAATAGCAAGTTCGCTGGGCTCCAAATCTCGGAGGCGCCCGCGAGGATGACACTGATGAACCCGTGGGAGCCCGAACCCATCGTGCGCAGCGACACGGGCGAGGAATGTTGGATCGAGCTGCATCCGTCTCAAAGCGACATTGGTCGTCGGATCGATCGCAGGCTGCTGGACAAGACCCTGCGCCGGCGCGCGCAGCGGGCCGCGGCCAAAGACATCGAGGAAAACGTCATCGAGAAGCTGGCGCACCTGACCAAGGCATGGTGCCTTGCGATGCCGGATGGCACGCCGATCAACGAGCCATGCACGCCGGAAAATGCCCTCGCGCTCTATCATGACGTTCAGTGGTTGCGTGATCAGGTCTCGAACTTCGTCAATGACCTGGGAAACTTCCGCCCGACGCCCTCGGAGAACTCCTCGATTTCGCTGAGCATGAATTCAGACTCAGCCGCGTAACTGCCGATGGCCAGGCAACAGCGCGGGAGATTCTCGAGAGCGTCGAACGTCAGACAGGCCGCCGACCTCCCGACCTCGACGGTCCCGACATGCCGTTGGAACTGTCGTACCTCTGGGACTGGTTCCAGGAATTGCACATCGCACGCGGTGGCAATGGCTGGGGACCGAATCCCTTCTCCTATAGTGACATCGCCGCATGGGCCGGTCTCACCGGCACCGATATTCGTGCGTCCGAGGTGAAGACCATTCTGATCCTCGACCGCTTGTGGCTGGTCGCGCAGGCGGAAAGCCGCAAAGACCATCAGGCGTGGCGAGAACAGCAAAGTCAGCGCAGGCAGTCACATGGACGTTGAGAAGCGGACCACCATCGTCGCCGGCATGAACGCGGAGCCCATGAAACAGGGCTTACGCGAGATTGCCACCGAGGCGACGAAAACGATGCAACAGATCACGCAGACCAGCTCTGCCATGGGGCGGCAGTTGCTGGATGCGTCTCGTGGGTTCGATGTGATCGCCCGCAAGTTTATCGATGGCTATGCCGAAGCGCAGAAGTATGCGCAGACGATCCAGACGTTGCAGAAGGCCTTCGCCAACGGCCGCGATCTGGGAATGTACAAAACCGTGATGGAGGCCGTCGAGAAGGGCTTCGGCACGGCCGGCACCGCGGCGAAGCAATTTGCCGAGACGATGGGGGCAGTGGGCACGACCGCCGAGCAGCGAGTGCGAGCGCTGCAGCAGCTCGTGCAAGTCATGCAGGCCGTGCGACGAGGGCAGGCCGAGATGGTGGCCGACGTCAGGGGAGCGCCGCCGCCGCCCACTCCGCAGCCGAGAGTCACACAGCAGCAGCGGGACATCCTGCAAGCGATTGCCACAGGCCGCGTGGACATTCAGGGCCTCGCCACACTGGGCTATGACCGAACTCTCGGTGGCCAGGGTGCTTCGGCGGCCATTCGCGACCTTCGCGCACAGGGCCTTCTCGCTCAGTCGCGTATCGGCGGTCGCTTCGGTGCCATGCAGTTGACCGGCGGGACGGCCTACGGGTTGGCCGGCGTCACGCCGCCACCAGGCACGGCAGGCGCAGAACTGTATGGCGAGCAGCTTGCTCGCTCATTCCAGGCGTTCCAGCAGCGCCAGCAGCAAGCCATACCGTCCCCCAGCCAGTTCGGCGTCCAGGGGCCGAGCTACGTGAACCGTGCGGCGAGACAGCAAGAGCTTGAGGGCGTCTTTGCTTCTGTGATGGAGCAGGAGGTGCAGGTCGCTAGAGCGGCCGCCAATGCCGCCAATGTTCGTCGCGGGACTGATCAATTCGGCCCAATCACGCTGGCACAGTCGCAGGCCGAGAATATGCGTTATGGGTCGGAGCAGTTCGGCCCAATCACGATGGCACAAGTGGAGGCCGCACGAAGGGCAGCCAATGCCGCCAACGTCCGCTATGGGACCGAGCAGTTCGGCCCAATTACGCAGGCACAGTCGCAGGCCGCCAACGCCCGCTACGGGTCGGAGCAATTCGGCCCAATCACCCAGGCGCAAGCGCAGGCCGCGAATACTCGAATGGGCACCGTGCAGTTCGGCCCGATAAGTCCCGAGGATGTCGCGAAGCAGGCTGCAGCTTTGGATGCGTTGGCGGCGAAGTACAGCCCGCTGGCGGCTGCGGCGCTCTCCTACAAGAAGACAATGGAAGGCGTGGCCGAAGCAGAGAAGCTCGCCGCGATCTCGGCAACCGAGGCCGCTGAGGCACGAAACCGTGCGGCTGTATCAATGATGCGGGCCGAGGCCGCCGCTGTCTCTGGAATGAATGAGCTGCGCGCCGCGATCGACCCCGTTTATCGTGCCTCGAAGGAATACGAAACCGAGTTGCGTTTCGTAGAAGCGGCTGCAGCGAAGCTGGGCTTCACGCACAAGCAGACCCAGGCGGCGCTGGAGCGTGTGACCGCAGGATACGCCGCGTCCAATCCGGCATTGAAAGCCCATGGGACGACGCTCAGCCAACTCACCGGCACGACCGGCCAGACGCAGTTCGCCATGCGCCAGTTGGGCGTGCAGGCGGTGCAGACGTTCCAGGGCTTTGCGACCGGCCAGCCTATCTTCATGACCCTGATCCAGCAGGGGCATCAGATAATCGACGTCATGTTGTCTGCTGGCGTCTCGGTCAAAGCGCTAGGAACGGCGATTGCGAACACGTTCAACGCCATCATGGGTTGGATCACGAAGAACCCGTTTGTCCTGATCGTGGCTGGCATCGTCGCCATCGCGGCATCCCTGGCCCTGATAACTGTCCGCGCCGAGCAGGCGGCCCAGCGCCTCTCCGACCTGGGGAACAGGCTGCGGGCTGTTGGCGGGGATTTCGCCACCAGGTCTGCCAGGGCAGCGGATGTCGAAGCGGCGTCGCGCCAGTTGGCTGCGACGACACCGATCGCCAGAGCTGACGCATTCACGGCTGGGAGCACGTTGGTGACAGCCGGGTTTGAGGGATCGCGCGACGCCCTGCAGCAGATGATTAAGCTGGCCTACGACCTCTCCAAGGTGCTGGGCAGCGACCTGCCAACGGCCACGAAGATCCTGGCTGATGGCATCGATGATGCCGCGGGAGCAGCCCAGAAGCTCCGCGATCAGGTGGGGTCTCGGTTCCCCGGCCTTACTCAGGCGGCGATCGACCAGCTTCGTCTCACCCAGCAGACCGATGGCACCGCTGCGGCCTACCAAAAGCTGCAACAGATCATCCGGCAAACAGCGAGCGGTGCCGGTGACGAAACCACTAAGCTCGCAACGGCATGGCACAAATTCGTTGAGGAACTAACCAGCACACACGGTGCCATCGGTGGTATCGGCACGTTCCTGGGGAATATGCTGGCGACCTTGCTCGACATCGTAAGAAAAATTCTCGAGACGCTCGACAAGGTCCGCGAATTCGGCGATTGGGTTGACCGCCATGTGCCGGCTCTGGCCGCGATCGATCGCAAGGTCGGATTGGGCGGTGGAGCAGAAGCAGGGCAAAATTTGGTCGGTCTGCGTCCGACCGGTGCCACCAAGGGCTTCCAGACCTTCGGCACACCGGAAGAGAGCATCGCCGCGGGCGTGCGGCAGTTGCAGATCAATATGGATCAGCACAAGATCACGACGCTCGCGCAGCAGATCACGAAATGGGCGCCCCCGAACGAGAACGACACCGCGGCCTACATCAAGGCCGTTGTCGCCGAGACTGGCATCGATCCGAACGCGCCGCTCAATGTGCATGACAAGGAAGTGGCGCGGCAGGTCATCCAGGCGATAGCCAATCGCGAGACCGGCCATAAGGTTGCGCCTGAGATCATCTCCAAGGGCCTCGATCAGGCGTTCGCCGGCACGCCGTCCACGAACCTCGGTGGTGTCAGCCAAGAAGACATCAACAAGGCAACTCAGGCGTCCAAGGACGCACTCTCTGTGCGGATCAGAGATAACCAAGCTGCTCAACAGGACATGCAGCGAAACATCGATGCCGCGCTCGTGCGGGCTAAACAGGCGCTTGCCACTCCTGGTGGAGAGGAGGCCTTCAAAACGGCCTCGGCTGAGGCAATCCGTTATTCTGAAATCCTCAACAAGCTGCGTGGCGACGCCACCGACCTGATCACCGAGCAGCAGAAGATGACGCGCTCCCTCGAGGACGCCAACCGCCCGTTGGCGGCGACCGCAGGCGCGGCGCGCGATCTGGCCATGGAGGAAGAACGGTATAGGGAGGCGGCTCGTGCCGCCAATGGCGGCATTGTCGACCAGACGGCCCTGACGGCTGGGCTCAACGCGGTGAAGGCGAGACATCTCAGCGAACTGAAGGATACCGTCGACGCACTCGATCGCGAGACCAATGCCCAGAATGCCCTGACCACCGCGACCGAAATTGGCGGCAAGTTTTTGGAGCACTCGGCCAATTTCGAGAGGGCGACCGTTGACGCGCTGAAGTATGGCGCACAAGGCACGAAGGAATATGCCACCGCTGTCACCGCGCTGACCGAAGCCTACGATCGGAACTCGGAGGCGAAGCGCACGAACGCTGCCGCCAGCATGATCCAAGAACTCAGCAAGCAGAACGAGCAGCTCCAGCTTGAGGCGAGGTTGATCGGCGCCACGACGGAGGAGATCAACCGTCAGACTGCTGCGCTGCAGGCGCGTCAAGCCATGAACCTGAAGCCTGGCGAGACACCCAACGCCGAGCAGCAGCGCGCGCTTGATGCCGCGAAACAGACCGCCGATCTCAAGACCCAGGTCGACAAGCAGAAGGCCGGGTTCCAGGAGCTGCAGGACTTTGGCACCACCGCTGCGAACACGATCGGCGATGCCATGGTGGCGAGCTTCCAGAAGGGCGCTGACGCCGCGAAGGTCTGGAGCGACGCGCTCGGCAGCATCGTCAACGACGTCATCAAGGAATTCAGCAAACTGGCCATCGTCAACCCGCTGCTCAACGCGCTGTTCGGCGGCGGTCGCCCGGAGCTTGGCGACGTCGGAGGCGCCCTGTCGAAGCTGGGTGGTGGTGACAAGACCGCCGCCAACGACAACGTCGCCTCAGACGCGCTGAAGGCCCTCACCGGCACCACAGGCGGCCTGCCAATCGATGCAGCAATGAACGCCATGCGCGTGATAAGCGTGGGCGGCGGCGGCCTCGGCCTCCCCGGCATCGGCAACGGGGCTGGCGTCCCTGGAATGGGAAGTGACGGTCTTCCACTGCCGATCCCACCAGTCCCTCCAGGTCTCGGCAGCGATGGCCTTCCGCTACCAATCCCGCCAATCCCGCCGACGGACATAACGATCAACAACACCAGTGCGGCGGACGATAGCCTCGCCAAATTGCCGGTCGACGTGGCGACAGGCGCCCTGAAGGTGGCGCCGGCTGTTTCCGGCCTTGGTGGTGGCGGCATCTTGTCGTGGCTTGGCGGGCTGCTGGGGCTCGGTGGCGGCGGGGGCGCTGGCGCTGGCGCGACTGCCAGCCTTGGCGGCGGCAGCTCTGGGGGAGGCTTGGGCGGCTTATTGAGCAGCTTGTTTGGCGGAGGAAGAGGTGCGGGGAGTCCCAAGGCCGGATCATCAGGCGGCGGCGACCTCCTGAGCCAGATCGCGGGTCATGCCGGCGGCCTGTTCGGCTGGATACCAGACCAGATCTTCGGCGAAGGCTTCTACAAGGCCGGTGGCTTCCTCGGCCCCGGCTACCTCGGCCTCACGGGCGGCAGCGGTGCGGGTGCCCTGCCGAGCGGTATGCCGAGCCTCGACAGTCTCGCGCAAAGCTCCCAGACCCTGGCAGATGCACTGCCTGCGCCTTTGTCGACTGACCTTCCCGGCCTCTACCACACGGGCGGCTTGGTCGGCACCGACACGGTGCCTTATCGCTCGACGGCAGCGAGCGCCTTCGACCTCGCGCCGCACTTCCAGCACGGCTTCGCCAACGATGAATTCGCGGCCATCCTGCACCGCTCCGAGCGCGTGCTCACCGCCAACCAGAACAGTCGCCTCGAGGGCGTCCTCGGCCACGTCGCCAGCGGCGATCGCGAGGGCCACGGCGGTGGAGCGCCTGCCGGCAATGTGGTGTTCAACATCTCGACGCCTGACGCGAACAGCTTCCGCTCGTCGCAGCCTCAGATCACCGCCAGGGCGGCGGCCGGGATAAGCCGCACCGTGCAGCGCAATCGGATGTGAGCCGCGTGCCGGCGTTTCACGAGATCCAGTTCCCACCATCGATCTCGATGGGCGCCGTCGGCGGTCCGCGCTTCTCGACCACCGTCACGACGCTCTCGGGCGGCACGGAGCAGCGCAACATCAACTGGGCGAAGTCGCGCGGCGAGTGGGACGTCAGCCACGGCCTGAAGACCGACGCGCAGGTCGAGCAGCTCCTGGCGTTCTTCCATGCGCGGAACGGCAAGGCCTACGGCTTTCGCTTCAAGGACTGGGCGGACTATCGCCTGCCGCGCTGGGTCGACGTCCCCGGCGATCTCGCGCCCATCCAGGTGCAGTTCACCACCGATGGCACAACCCGGACCTTTCAGATCGTGAAGGTCTATGGCGATACGGCGGGATCGTATGTGCGAACCATTGCCAAGCCCGTCGCCGGCACCGTGCAGATGCTGAACAACGGCGTGCAGACATTCGCCTTCACCGTTGATCTCACGACAGGCATCATCACCCTCAATTCGTCCATCTACACCACCACCGGTCACCAGATCGCTGTGGTGTGCGAGTTCGATGTGCCGTGCCGGTTCGACACGGACGACATGAAGCTCACCACCACCATGGTCGACAACTTCTCCTGGCAGCCAATTCCAATTGTCGAAACGAGGGAGATCAAGTGAAGACGATCTCCCCGACCCTGCGCACGCACTTGGCGCAGCCGGTCACCACCATTGCGATCTGCTGGCAAATTGTGCGGACCGATGGCGTGCAGTTCGCCTTCACCTCGTTCGACGATGACCTGGTGGTCGGCGGCATCACCTACTCATCGACCGCGGGGTTCACGCGCAGCGCGATCCAGACCAACTCGACCGGCGAGGTCGACAATGTGGATGTGATCGGCTTCTTCCAGCCCGACGCCATCACCGAGCAAGACCTGAAGAACGGCCTGTTCGACTACGCCACCATCTACGTGTTCGCGGTGAACTGGGCCAACTTGAGCCAGGGCATTTGCCGGTTGCGTCGTGGCTGGCTGGGGGAATGCACGCTGTCTCCGGCCGGGATCTTCACGGCGGAACTGAGGGGCATGACGCAAGCGCTCGTGCAGGAGTTCGGCAGCGACTACATGCCGCTCTGCCGGGCCGATCTCGGCGACGCCAAATGCAAGGTGCCGATCAAGCCGCGGCAATGGTCACCACACCTGTCCGTTGCCCAGGACTTCTATGTGCAGGCAGCGACACAGACATCGGACGACCTGAAGGTGGCTATCTTCCGGGCCCAGGGCGCAGGCACCACGGGAGCCACAGAGCCGTCGTGGAATACGTCCATCGACTCTACGACTGCGGACAACACCATCTCATGGATCTCGATGCCGTTCTGGCGCGGCATCTTCGCCGTCGACACGGCGATCAACCAGCGGCAGTTCGTGTCCATCCTCCAGGTTCCCGCAGCGCCGGGTGTCACCTCCAACAGCGCGTCGATCTCCTTCCGCGACAACGTCAGCACGGGCACTCAGATCACCGTCTCGGATGGCGCGATCAGTCACGCATACTTCTGGCCCTACGACCAAAAGCGCACCGACGCGAAGGCTGCCTTCTACGCATTCATGATCGACCACACCGACTGGGCCATAGCAGTCACGCAGACCACCGACACCGTCTTCTTTAACAATTCGTCCGGCCTTCCAGGCAGCATCATCAAGATCGGCGACAGCTTGCGTGGCATCGTGGTCCAGAACTTCCAGGCCGCACCGTTCGATGGCGGCACCGTCACCTGGATCGACGGACTGAATGCTGGCCGGTCGATGGAGATCAAGACCTACGATACCTCGACCGGGACGATCCATCTGTGGCTCCAGATGAACTTCCCGATCCAGGTCGGCGACAAGTTCTTCGCCTATCCTGGCTGCGACAAGCGGCGCGATACCTGCTTCAGCACGTTCAACAACATCATCAACTTCCGCGCCGAGCCGGACATGCCGATGTTGGACAAGCTGCTGAGCTACCCGGATGCCTGATGATGACGCGCGGAGAGGTCCAGGCCGAGGCTCGGAAGTGGCTGCGGGTGCCTTACCTTCACCGTGGGCGCACGGCTGATGGCCTGGACTGCATCGGCTTCCTGATCGTGGTGGGACGCGCCTTCGACATCCCACATGAGGACGAGCACGACTATTCCCTGTGGCCGCGGCAGGACTTGATGATCCTGAAGAAGCTCGGCCGCTTTCTCGACGCCATTCCACCCTCGACCGCCTTGCCCGGCACCATCGGCGTGTTCGCCGAGCGCCGTCTGCCAGGGCACGTCGGCATCTTCAGCGAGAAGCATAACGCCGTGCATCTCATCCACGCCCGCATCAGCCCTGGCTGCGTGCTCGAGGAGGCGTGGCAGCACATGCCGCGTAACCATCTGCGTCTTATCGGCTTGTTCGGCTTTCCGGGGCTCGACCTCTAATGGGCCAGCAAGCAGGCATGACCGCCTTCTCGGTGGGCGGCACACTCATTGGATCATTCTTCGGCCCGGTGGGCGGCGCGATCGGCGGCCTCGCCGGCGGCCTGATCGGCTCGCTGATATTCAATCGCGCGGCCAAACCGCTGATCGCCGATGCCCAATTCGCATCAAGCTCCTATGGGCATTTCATCCCGATCCTCTACGGCCAGGGCCGGTTTCCCGCGACGGTGATCTGGGAGACCGACATCTCCACTAAGAAGCACGGCATCGGCAAGGGGTTCGGCAACACCACCTACAGCTACCATCAGTCAGCGGCTTTCGCGTTCTGTCAGGGTGTCGCCCGGCCACTCAAGCTATGGCTCGACGGGAACCTCTTCTACGACAACACGTCGACCGACCCGCACGAGCTGAGCAAGAACACGTTCGCCATTCGCCTCTATGAAGGCGCGGAAGACCAGCTTCCCGATCCGCAGATCGCCAACTGGGTGTCGCAGTTCGTCATCCCGCCAGAGTCCTGTCCAGCCTATCGCGGCCTTTGCTATTTGGTCTTCGACAACATCGACCTCGCGCACTACGGCAACCGGATGCCCAACGTCACCGCGGCGTGGGCGACGGATTGGGATGACAGGATCATCACCAAGAAACTGGTCCGGAGCGCCGGCAACGCCATTTCGGATGTTGGCAGTTTGGTCGACATCCAGAGCGTTGCGGTCGATTGGACGAGCAATCGCGTCTACCAGTTGGCGAACCCGCTGTCGTTACCTGATCAGTCCAACACGGTGCTGACCGTGTTCGACATGCTGTCTGGCGCGGAGGTCAAGCACGCGACCATTGCGGAGATACTATCCGTCAACCCAACCGCAGTTCCTGCTCCGCTTTTTATGCTGGGTGGCGGCGTCGCTGTGTGCCAAGGTGAGAGCGATCTCTATGTCACGACCGTAGCTGCTGACGGCCCGCATCTTATTGCGGTCGATGCTGATACGATGCGGATGACCTATTCATTCCCGTTGTGGCGTTCGGCGTCCATTTGGAACAACGATTGGCCCTGGACACTCATCCCCTTCCAGATCCAGGCATATGGCGTCGATCCCTTCTGCATGATTTTGGTTGCCACCTACAACTGGGAACTCTGGTACGTCGTCAATCCCAAGTTCGGGACGCTCTCAGGCATTCTGCCAACGCATTACAACGGCGGTTATCCGGGCGGCTACTTCTCCGCTGCGTGCATTGGCAACCAGGACACAATCAGCGGCTTCACCGAGCTTTGGATCGTGCAGGCGTCGCCGGGAATTCTTGGCCCACCAGCAGACGTTGACTTCCTTTACATCCATAAAGTCGTCGCCAATAGCCAAGACCCAGCTGGAGTTAGATGCGAAGAAGTCGCCGCCATTCTGCCGGCTGATCTTGGCCTCCCTTCTCTTGAGGCGGTCTTCGGCTTCTGGTGGGGGGTACAGGTCAATTATGACCCATCGGATGACTCGCTCATCATCACAGCAGATCTCGTCGGTAACGTTACCTTCAAATGGCGAGATGGCCGCTTCATCTGGATCACGCCAGGAAAAATTGCGGGCGCGTGGCAGAGCTACACGGCCTCTGCCTACACAATGCTCGATGCCGGCCGTCTGGGGGCAACGCAAGGCGGAGGCAACGACTACTGGGTCACTCAGAGCATCGACGGTGGGCAGTCGGTCAAATACCACACCAGCGGCCCGCAGGTTCACGCGGATTTCATGTGGGGCTACTCCAGCGCCCTCAACGCGATGGTCATCGACGAGTACAACCAGTCCCATGATATGTGGGTCATCTACCTGCAGCGTGCCGCAGCGAACGAGGTGCCGGTTGCCGACATCCTCCGCGATCTCTGCCTGCGCGCCGGGATTGATGATGCCTCAATCGATGTGACAAACGTCTCGGCCAGCACCGTCGGCTACGCGATCACCGCGGAGAAGAGCTACGGCAGCGCCATCATGGACCTCTGCCACACGTACCAGATCGACATGACGGAGAGTGACTATAAGCTGAAGTTTGTGCAGCGCGGCGCCGGCCCGATCGTCACCATCCCGCAATCCGATCTCTCATCGAGCGACCCAAACGACCCATCGAAATACTGGGAGCAGAAGCGCACGGTCGAGCAGGAGATGCCGCTCCAGATCAACGTGCGATATACCGACATCGATCTCGACTTCCAGCCCGGCGCTTCCTACGCCAAGCGCATTGCGCTGCCGGTGCCGACGGTGTTCAGCCAACGCGTGAAGACATTGGACCTGCCGGTCGTCGCGCATAATCCAGGTGCACAGAACATCGCAGAGACCTGGCTCTATACGATGTGGGCCGAACGCGACACGTTCAAGACGATGATGGGCCAGAAGTACATGTGGCTCGATCCCTGCGACAACATCACCGTCGTATTCGAGTCCGGTGACCAGGTCACCCTTCGCATCCAGACCACGGAGATGGGCGACGACTACACCATGAAGCTCGACCTCGCCTCCGAGGATGTCGAGACATTCGTGGCATCGAACGCGCGCGGGGCACTTGTCTCATTCCTCCCGCAGACCATCACGCAGTCCAGCCCGATGGAGCTGATGCAGTTCAACGTGCCGCTGCTGCAGGACAGCGACGATACCGGCGGCACCGAGATGCGTATCTACTACGCTGGCGGCGGAAGCGGCTCGATCTCGACGTCAACCACCGCGACCCTCTACCAGAGCACCGATGGCAACGCGTGGCCGGTGTTCAGCACGTTCGCGAACTTTGCTGACTGGGGCAGCGCCACCACCGTACTTGGCGACACGGTCGCCGCCTTCGCCACCGACTATCTGAATACCGTCTCCTATGCCCCGACAGCCGGTTCGGCGACGCCGACGAGCTGCACGTATCTGGACATGATGAACGGCGTGAACCCGGTCCTGGTAGGGCGCGAGATCATCCAGTTCCAGACGGCGACGCGGAACGCCGATGGCTCCTACACACTGAGCATCCTGCTGCGCGGACGCCGCGGCACCGAATGGGCGTGCGGCGAGCATGTCCTCGGTGAGTTGGTTGTCATGCTTGAGGTGACCAAGATACAGCCCGGCAGGCTGTCGCTGGCCCAGCGCGGCGTGACCACGCTCTGGAAGCTGGTGCCGAGCGGACGCTTCCTCGATAGCACAACGGCGGATAGCTTCGCCTATCGCGCGTTCGACCTGATGCCGTATGCACCGGTCAACGCCAAGCGCGGCATCAGCGGCAGCAACCTCGTGCTGACCTGGGTCCGCCGCACCCGTCTCGGCGGCCTCCTGGTGGACGGCACCGACACCGCGCCACTCGGCGAGGAGAGCGAGGCCTACGAGGTCTATCTGATGCCGAGCGCCGACGTTTCCCTCTTTGATCCGACAGTGCCAGCAACCTACACCCGTGCCTTCCTCGGCCTCACCAGCGCGACACTGACCTACACCGCGACCCAAATGACCACGGACGGCTTCGACATCACTACCAGCATCCTCTACGCCGTGATCTATCAGATCAGTGCTGTCGTCGGCCGGGGCTTCCCAGGGCTGCATGTTCTGGAGCCGCCTGGTGGCTCGTTGACGATAGGGCTCGAGGACGGCACCGGCAGTTGGTCTGGCTTCATTTGGGGATGACACGCGATGCCTGACGTCAAAATCAGTGATGCGACGCCTGTCGTGGAGTTGTTCGCCAATGACGTGGTGCCGATCGCACGGGTCGGTATCGACGCGCCTTTGAATGCGTCGCTAGACGTCTTCGCGACATACGTCACTGTGCTCGCCAGTTCGCATCCACCAGAGATGTCGGACCAGCCACCAAGCGCGGGCAAGATGGAGCAGTACGCTCGCGCCGACCACATTCATCCCACCGACGCCTCGCGGGCACCAATTAACTCACCGCAGTTCACAGGCTCACCGACAGCGCCCAGCATGCTGCCGTCCGATAGTTCGGATGCGATAGCGACCACGAAATTCGTCCATGACCTCGCCCGATCCGGCACGCTCCGCACCGATACGCCGGCAATAGACGACAATTCCGAACTCGTTGCGACGACCGAATACGTGCAGAACCAGGGATCGACCCAGCCGCCGCTCATGAACGGTACGCCAACAGCCGGTGTTTCGCAGCGCTTCGCCCGCGGCGATCATACCCATCCTGTCGATACGTCGCGCTATGCGGCGAGCAACCCGAGTGGCTTCCAGACCGCGGCCCAGGTCACCGCTGTTGTGCCTGTCGCCTCCAGCACGCCGCCAGCCATGGACGGGACTGTTGCGGTCGGCACCGGCACGACATGGGCCCGGGCCGATCATGTACATCCCGTAGATACAAGCAGGTATGCCGCCAACAACCCGGCCGGGTATCAGACACAAGCCCAAGTCCGCGCTGGCACCACCACCAACGACAATGCTGCAGCAGGACAGATTGGCGAATTCATATCAGCCTCGGTCGCGAGCCCAGGGGTGACCACAAGCAACGCGGTGGCTCTCAATGTGACGACCATCAGCCTGACGGCTGGCGATTGGGATGTGCAGGGGCAGGTCGGGACCATCCCAGCATCTGGAACAAAGATCAGCGACATCTCTGTCTGGCCGTCCACGACATCCGCAGCCTACCCGGCGACGCTGCAGGGAGGACTCCAGCGGACCAACGGGTTAACCACGCAAGGTGGCGATGTGATCGTCCTGACGACAGGCAGAATGCGGCTCTCTCTCGCAGCGACGGCGACCGTCTACCTGTCTGCGATGGTGACCTTCGCTGGCGGCACTCTGAGCTGTACTGGCTTCATCGGCGCGAGAAGGATGCGGTAAATGGCAGTCTCACCGATCCTGTCGATCCCGCTGACTGCGCCAACGCAGACCGACAAAACCACCACCATGAACGACGGGATCGTGCAGCTCGAGGGAGCGCTGCAGGATCAACTGGTGCTGGACTTCTCGGCCGGCAACATCACGCTCACCACGACGCAGTTCACGCGATTTCAGGTCTTCGTCTGCACCAACGTCAGCACCACCCGTTCGCTGATCATCCCCCTGACCAAGCGCGTGTTCGTGGTGCGCAACACCGGCACGGCTGCCGTGACCGTGGGAGGGCTCACGGGCGCGACCTTCGCGCTACCGGCCGGCAACGGGGCTGTGATCCAGTGCACCGGCTTCGACACCATCGGCTACGGCACTGGCGGCCCCGGCCCTCCTGGCGTGTCTGGGGCGGCTGGTGGCGGTGTTTCGATGGTCTATCAGTTCGACGCCACGACCACGAATGCCGATCCGGGGGCGGGACGGCTGCGGCTGAGTGCCACGACGCAGAATGCCTCCACCGGGATCTACCTCGATAACATCGATCTCAGCGGTTCGGACTGGACCAGCGTGCTGGCCAGCATCGATACCGGCACGAGCACCGAGAAAGGCACCGTGCGCCTCTACAATGTCCTCGACAGCACAAAGTTCCTGGTCTTCTCCGTCACGGACTACATCTCCCACACCGGCTATGCCGAGCTTGCCGTTGTCGCGATCGGGCAATCCAGCGCCAGCCCATTCTCCAGTCTGGACGATCTCGGCTTCACCTTCACCCGCACAGGCGACCATGGCACGACCTGGCGCGATGGCACCGGTCCGCCAGCCAGCACTCTCGGCATCGAGGGCGACTACTACCTCGAGCACACATTTGGCGATGTCTACCTGAAGGCCTCTGGCCTCTATTCAGTCGTCGCGAACCTGCGAGGGCCTGCCGGCGCGACTGGCACGACGGGAGCTGCTGGGGCAGCAGGAAGCGTCTGGCGCAACGGCACAGGAGCACCGTCGAGTGGCCTTGGCGTCAATGGCGACTTCTACCTCAACGACACGACCGGCGACGTCTCCCAGAAGATCTCGGGTGCCTACACCGTCGTCGCGAACCTCATCGGTCCAACCGGACCGGCGGGATCAGCCCGCAGCGCTGCCCGCATGCAAGCCCAATGGGTGTCAGGGGCGATCGTTCAAAATGATACGATCTTCTTCGCCTACGACCCGCCCTACAACGGCACGATCAACTCGCTCACCTATTTCACCGAGGTCGGCTCGTTCGTCGTTGCGGTGAAGATAGCCGGCACGAACGTGACGGGACTTGGCGCGGTCACCGTCAACAACACGACCGCGGCCACGGCGACGGCCACCGCCGCGAACACCTTCACCGCCGGTCAGCACATCACCGCCGTCATCTCGGGCGTCACCAGCTCACCGACCGATGCGCTGCTGAGCCTCAACGTGACGTGGAGCTGAGCCATGGCGTTCAACTTTGGCGACGGATTCGACCTGTATGCGGCGGCGGCTGACGCGATCCAAGGCTATTGGGACTCAGCCGCAACGGTTGGCTCGCTCACCACGCTGGTCGCAGGACGCTTCGCCGGCAGTCAGGCGTGGCAGCTCGGAAATTCCCTTAGTGTTTCTCTAACCAAAACGTCTGGCGTCAACGATGCCGTGCACCACATCGTGTGTGCATTCAGGCAAACTGCGACGATCACCGGCTCTAATTTGGGTTTGTATTTGGGACTGTTTGATGGGGCGACAGCGCAATGCTCCATCGTGTTCCGTAGCGATGGTGCCATTCTGCTGACCTCCGGTGGGCCTGCCGGAACGGTCCTTGCGACTTACACAGGAGCCTTCCCGACGATCAATACATGGTATGCGTTCGAATTCGAGATCGTTATCAACAACACGACCGGCGCGTTCAACGTCAGAAAGAACGGCAACACCAGCAATGACTTTGCGAGTGGAAGCATAGACACGCAGAACTCGGCGAATGCCTACGCTAATAAGCTGTTGGTTGGGTTGAACACCTTGGTGACAGGTCAGCCAATCGACGACCTCTTCTGGCGCAGCGACGCGAGCAGCGTGGCCTGGATGGGCGACATCCGCTGCTACACGCGCATGCCAGCCTCCGATGCCAGCGTGCAGTTCTCGCGGACGCCAACCGTCAACACGCAGACGCCAGTCACAGCATCGACGACCGCAGCCGTCGCGAATGGCACCGCCCGCTACACTGCATTCACGGCGGCGTATGACGGCACAATCGGCGCCGCGACGGTCTCGCTCGGCACTGGCTATACCGGCAACCTCAAGTGCTCCATCTTCGCTTCTTCCGGCACCGCACCAACGACCGTGCTTGGATCTGCGACCGTCGTCACGAACCCGGCCAGTGGCTCCAATGCGCTCACCTTTGGCACGCCGGTTGCCGTGGCCAAGGGGACGCAATATTGGATTGGCTTTGACAGCGACACGGCTTCCGGCACTTGGAGCGTGGCCAGCGGCACGACCGGCCTCCAGAGCACGACTGCCTATGCGAGCTTCCCGGCCGCATCACCGACCACCAGCGCCGCCGCAGCGGTGGTCTGTTCGCTGACGATCTCGGTGGGCACCAACAGCAGTGTGGTTGCCGAAGCGCAGCAGGACGGCACCACATCCTATGTCATCGACAGCACGGTCAGCCACGCGGACTTCTACAACGTCGCCGGGATCGGCAGCACGCCGGCTGGGACGATCGCGGTGACCACACGAGGGTTCGTCCAGAAGAGCGACACCGGGCCGCGCTCGACTGCCATGCAGCTCAAGTCTGGCTCGACCACGGTCCAGTCGACACCGGCTGGCAGCCTGTCTGCGGGCGTCTGGACGTGGCTCTACCGCACCGACGTCACGGACCCGAACACAGGCGCGGCCTGGACCGCAACCGCGGTGAACAGCGCCCAGATCGGGCCGATCATCGTCAGCTAGCAGCGAGGGTGGGATGGCATTCTTCTTCGGCGACGGGTTCGATCTCTACGCGACACTCACCGACTGCGGCACCTATTGGGATGCGACGTTTGGCAGCACAGCATCGCTGGCGTTGTCTGCAAGCGGTCGGTTCGCCGGCAGTCGCGGCCTGTTGTCTCCCACCAGCAGCATTACACCCTACATAAGCAAAACTTCCGGCATCAATGATGCCGTGCATCATATTACAGTGGCCATTCTACAGGTGCCCCCTCTTACTGGAACGACCAATGGAACATTCTTCACGCTATCTGATGGCGCTACGGCGCAATGCACGATCGTCTTCCGCAGCGACGGAGCGATTTTGTTGCAATCAGGTGCGTTGGGTGGAACGACGCTGGCGACTTATACCGGGGCAATAGCGGCGATTAACACTTGGTACTCGTTCGAGATCGAGGTGGTGATCAACAATACGACCGGGTCGATCAGTGTGCGCAAGAACGGCAATTCCAGCAACGACTTCACGCTCGGCTCGCTGAACACCCGCGCTTCAGCCAACAATTATGCGAATAAGATTGCAGTCGGCTCGAACTTTGCTACCAGTCTTGGACAGACCATCGACGACTTCCTCTGGCGCAGCGACGCATCGAGCGTCGCGTGGACCGGCGACGTGCGGTGCTTCACCCGGATGCCCCTGGCCGATCAATCGGTGCAGTTCACCCGCTCCGGTAGCGTGGTGCCGATGACACCATATCCGAACCAGTCATCTACAGCGGTCCTCGCCAACCAAGGCCAATACATTCCATTCACACCGATTGCCTCTGGCACGCTCACTTCGTTGACGATAGCCATCGCTGTCGCCTCAACTGCAAACTTCAAATGCTCTCTCTATTCAAGTTCTGGAGGCTTGCCGGCGACGGCTTTAGGTTCGGCCACACCGATCAGCGCACCAGGGGTGGGAAACAATACGTTTACTTTTTCATCACCGCCGTCCGTCGTCGCAGGAACCTTATACTTCATTGCCTTCAATGCCGATGCAGGCTCGGGGCAATACGTGACAAGCAATACAACGACAGCCTACTTTCGGTCCAGCGACACCTATGCCTCTTTCCCGACTAGCAATCCAGTAGTCACGTCCGGCGCCTCCCCGCGTGTCTTTACGGCAAGCATCACCCCAACGACAATTGCCAACGCTCAGTTTGTCAACGAGCAGCAGCAGGACGGCACCGCCAGCTACGTCTCCGACAACGCCGTCGGCCACGCCGATCTCTACAGCATCGGCACCATCGCCAGCACGCCCACGACCATCGTCGGCGTCACTACACGCGGGTATATACAGAAGAGCGATGCCGGTAACCGCAGCGCCGCGGTGCAGATCAAATCGGGCGGCACAACCGTGGCCTCGTCGCCGCTGGCCCTGGCAGCTCAGAGCTTTCAGTGGGTATCGCGCACCGACCTCGTCGATCCCAACACCGGCTTGGCGTGGACGGCCGCGGCGGTGGATGCTGTCAATATCGGTCCGGCGATAGTCACCTGACATGTGCCCAGGTAAACCGTCGCACGACTGCGGAGATGCAAGTTTGATTAACCCCAAAACTGTCGGCGATCTTCTGCTGGCTAATTCGTCCAGTGGCGTAAAGCAGCCGGATGCGTCTGACTTTGGCTGCGGTCAAGACCGCGTTGGCATCACGCTCGCCTCGTGCAGGATTCCTGGGGGCGCATCTTTCTCCTCTGGCAGTCCGTCCTTTGGCGTTCATGTCCGCACTATTATCAGCGTTGGTGCCAAGGAACAGGTGGTCGGGTCTCACGCAGGACGGGTTGTCGCAGGAATGGCAGACAAGCATATCGGTCGGGATGACCCCGTTGGTCAGTTTCCATGCAAGACGATGCGCGCGTGTGTGTTTTCCATTGACGAGCAACTTCCCGTATCCATTTCCTCCCACATTCTCGTAGGTCCAACATCCCCGCCCGTGGACGACGTTTCGCCAGAACCGCTCCTCCACGGTTCCCATTCTACGACCGTCCGCACATGCGCGGCTGCAAAAGTGACGTGTGCTCCGCCTGAACTGAGACGGCCTGGGGTGATAGACCTTGTTGCAGTTGATGCAATTGACCGTGAGGCTTGGCTGGCTCATCGAGCGAACATAGCACAACTCGGCATGGTGACGTGAGATGGCATGGTCCTTTGGTGACGGGTTCGATCTGTATACGGCGGCCGCCGATGCCATCAACGGGTATTGGGACGCCATCACAGGCAGCTCCGTCAACTACACCCTAGTAGCCGGCCGATTTGCGGGCAGTCGTGCCTTGCAGTGTGCCACCCTTGGCATGAACCTCATCAAGAACAGTGGGCAAAACGATGCTGTTCACCACATCGTCTGCGCGTTTTATCAGACCGCAGCTCTATCAGGAACGTCAAGTGTTACCTACTTTTCCTTGGGAGACGGAGCTACAGCGCAATGCTCTGTAGTGTTCCGTAGCGACGGCGCGATCCTGCTGACTTCCGGCGGTCCAGCAGGAACGACGCTGGACACCTATACCGGCGCGGTGACAGCAAGCGCCACATGGTATGCGTTCGAGATCGAAGTGGTGATCAACAACACGACCGGCAGTTGGGTGGTGCGCAAGAACGGCAACACTAGCAACGACCACGCGCTGGGCAGCCTGGATACGCAGAACTCTGTAAATGCTTACGCCAACCGACTGACATTCGGAGTGAACGCGAGTGTTAACCAACAGGTCGATGATCTGTTCTGGCGCTCCGACGCATCGAGCGTGGCGTGGATAGGCGACATTCGGTGCTACACCCGGATGCCAGCGAGCGATGCGAGTGTGCAGTTCTCGCGGTCGCCGACGACGGCCATCCAAACGCCCTACACGATCATATCGAACGCCGGCATCACAGCAGGGCAGCCGCGATACTCGTCCTTTGTGGCCGCCTGGGACGGCACGATTGGCACGGCAACTGTCACCCTGGGCGCTGGCTACACGGGCAATATGAAGTGCTCGATCTTCGCGTCTTCAGGAAGTGCACCGACGACGGTGCTGGGCTCGGCTACCGCCATCACAAACCCCGTAACGGGGATCAATACGTTTACCTTTGGAACACCAGTCACGGTGGCTAAAGGAACACAGTATTGGTTCGGTTTTGTCAGCGATACGTCGTCCGGCACTTTTAGCTTTGGCGGAACCGTGACATCAGGAGGTACCAGCACGACCTCGTATGCGAGTTTCCCTGCGGCCTCGCCCGCTATGACCACCAGCAACGCGGCACTCTGTTCGATAACTTTTACGATCAGCGCGAATTGCGATGTGGTCAGTGAAGCCCAGCAGGACGGCACAGCAACCTATGTCTACGACAGCACGGTGAACGACGCGGACTTCTACGCCTTCGGCACCATCACGCCAACGCCTACCCCTGGCGCCATCATCGCGATGACTACACGCGGGTATATGCAGAAGTCCGATGCTGGTTCGCGCACCGCTTCGATGCGGATCAAGTCTGGCTCCACGACTGTCGCCTCGCCGACACTCACGCTGACCAACAGCGGCTGGCAGTGGGCATGGCGCATGGATCTCACCGATCCGAACACCGGCTCGGCCTGGACGGCGGCCAATGCGGATAATTGCCAAATCGGCCCGGTCGTAATTAGCTGATATGTGCCCAACTGTGCCCATGAACGATATGATACACGGCAGTCTGGCTGACACCGAACATAGCACCGATGTCTGCCTGTCTTCTGCCGCCTTTTGCCCAAAGCGCTTTGATGCGACGAGCTTCGGTGGCAGTGATCTTGCTATTGTGGTGACGTTCACCGCGCGGTCTGTTGGCGGTGCTTGGTGCGACACGCCTCCCCTTCGCCAGCATATCGGCAGTGTTGTCGGCGGCTGTACCGAGGAACAGATGGTCAGGTCGAACGCAGGACGGGTTATCGCAAGTGTGGCAAACGAACAGTCCTGCGGGTATTTCCCCCTTGTTCAGTTCCCAGGCGATCCGGTGAGCCCGCTTATGCCTACCATCCGCCAGCATCTTTCCGTAACCACGCCGGCCTACACGCTTGTAGATCCAGCAGTCATCGCCTTTCACGACGTTTGTCCAGAACTTTTCCTCGGTGTTGCTGCCCAATCTGTTCTTATAGCAGGCTCGGCTACAGAAGCGCGCGCGTCCGATCGCGTGCCGCCACGGATGAAAGGCGGTTCCACAGACCACACAGTCGGCTGTGATGCTCGCATGTCTCATGCCGATAATGTAGCACGAGTTGTGAGCTAAGCGATGGCTGGCACCACATGGAGCACCACCGACAAAACCGCCAGCGTCACGTTGTCGAATGGCAATCTGACGGCGACAACGATTACTGTCGCTCAAGGACTTCGCGCCGCAGACCGGCAAGCCAGCGGGAAGTTCTATTTAGAATTTACCATGAACACTACCAATTCAGCCACCTATATAGGTTTGGTGGGTATCAACACCACGCTTGGAATATCGACCACGGTAGCCCCTTCCGCAGTCGTGAATATAAACGGAACCATTTCTGTCGATAACGTCTCTACCGGGATACAACTTGGCGTCAGATCGTCCGGAGATGTGTATGGCGTTGCGGTTGATCTTTCCAATCGTCTGATCTGGTTTCGTGTAGCGCCATCGGGGAACTGGAACAATAGCGCCGCAGCCTCACCGGGGACCGGCGTTGGGGGCATCGGTATCACAGGCGGTTTGGGCTTACCGCTGTACCCCTGGGCGTATTTCAACGGCGCAGGCAATATCGTCGCAAACTTCGGTGACAGCGCGTTCAGCGGCACAGTCCCGAGCGGCTTCACCAGCGGCTTCACCGCAGGCGCCACGATCAATACCAACGCGCTCGTCACCCAGGCCGCGGTCGAGGAGTGGTACCTCCCGGTGCCACAGATGTGGCTCACCCAGGCGGCGGTCGAGCAGTGGCAAGTTCTGTTCCCCGATGCGCAGGTCACCCAGATCGCCATCGAGGAGTGGGGTGCCGGCAGCCCGGCGGCACAGGTCACCCAGATCGCGCTGGAAGAGTGGGGCGGCACGGATGCCTCGCCGCTCTGGGTCACCCAGGTCGCCTTCGAGCATTGGGCCACCACGACCAGCGGCTTCGTTCAGATCGCGGTGACGCAGGCCGCGCTGGAGCACTGGGCTGGCGTGGCCCCGCCGCCCGTCTGGGTCACCCAGGCCGCCATTGAGCACTGGGCCGCCGCCGGCGTGGCCACGATCCCCAGCATCGGCCCGATGATCACCACGATCTTCTGACCGTGGGCCGTCGGGCCGTCAGAACAAAACTAGCCCATGCGATTCACCCCTCGATTCGCACCGAGTCGGGCGAGCCGCAGCCGCCGTTCCTCTGCCCATTTAGCCGCGATCCTGGCCTGTTGGGCGGCGGGATCCATCACCGGCAGTGCTGCGACATTCACGGCGACAGTGTAACCAGATTCAAGCTTTAAGCTCTTGATAGGCGGTGCAGGCTGAGGCGGCGGTGCTCCCTCCCCTGCCCTGCTGCCCGGCACGATCAGCACATAGGCGTTGCTGGTCTGCTCGGCCCGCCAGCCGGTGCGCACGAGCCGGCGATCCCAATCCAGCAGCCCAACGGCCTTGGCGTCCGCCAGGGCCCGCGCGACCGTGCTCTCCCCCACTCCGGCATCAGCCGCCAGACGGGCGTGTGACGGGTCACAGCGGCCGTCCCGCGCGAGGTAGTCCGGTAGCACCTCCAGCGCCCAGGCGCCCTTGGGGCCGATCCCGCCGGCCCTGACGTGGCGATGCACGAGGCGCCGCCAGATGCCCTTTTCATCGCGGTTCATAGGCCGGCGTCGGCCGTCACCGAACACCGAGCCGCGGTGCCAGGGGCGGATACGATCAGAACTTGGTCTGCGCTTCGTCATGGTGTTCCCCCCATGCCGAGGCCATCCATTTGGACGCGCACCTCCGTAGCCAAGACGGGCTTGATTTCGGGCGCTGCTTGTACGATGATCAGGACTGCCAGGTACCTAATCATCGACTGCGGAGGGCCGCCCTTGTGGCGGCTTTCGGCGTTTTAGGTCATGTGTTGCTCCAGCGGCGACCCGACACCGAGTCGGGCCTGTAACCAGCCTGCCGGAACCCTAACTGATTGGCGAGACTGATTTTTAACGGCGCGATCACGCGCCCAGCCCGCCCCAGCGGCACAAGGCCGCTTCGCGACGCACAGCAAACCGTGCAATTTAATCGCAGCCATGGGGCAGTCCTCGAGCTCGTCCTATGGTTAGGGACGTAGTCGGGGGTCAGAGCCCGGCTGCGTCCCGCCTTATTCTGCTACCGTTGCGCGAGGCGCCGCAAGCCCGTAGCGTTGCGCGCGATAACTGAACATACTCTCCCGGTCCCGGTCCTCCCGTGTGAGGCCGGGCTTTTTTTGTGCTCAGTTGCGGCGACTGGCAGTTTGCCCCGGCATCGCAAATTGGAGGGACAAAACCCGTGATGGACAACTCGGTGCCCGAAATCCCCGCCCACCGCATCAGAGCGATCGAGGAGTGGCTGGCCGACCATCGCAACGTGCTGGATCCCCTGGCAGCGCCCCTGCTGGGGATCATCTGCGCGCTCTACGAGCAACAGAGGTCGTTGCCCACGCGCCGAGCGCTGGCGGAGGTGCTCGGGTGCAACATATTCTCGATCGACGGTGCGATCTCCAAAGCCTTTGCCGAAGACGAGATTTCCGAGGAACATCACCGCCGTTGGGGCAGCGAGGCGACGTCGATCCGCCGCGGCCGATACCTCCTTCCGTCGCAGCAACTCTATGACGCCTATGGTGCAGCCCCACGCGACCCCCCCGGCTCTCCCCCCTGTTTGTCGATCGTGCCGCCGGCGGATTAGCCCATGAGTAGGAGGCGCATGGCACGCACGACCGAACCATTCTTCCGCCCCTGGCGATCTCACAACGGCTATGCCGTCCTGCGCCTTCGGACGGATGTCACTGGCGCGAACAGGAAGCCGGTGAAGCGCGCTGGCGACCTCGTGCTTGCGCACTGGCACCAAGGAGCGCCATTCGCGACGGGATGGATGCTGCACGACATCGGTTTCGCGTGCGTCCTGAAGCTGGACGACGTTGAGGTGATCGAGAGGCCGTAAGGCTACTCTCCAAGAAGAGTTACGACCTCTCCTGTGACGACAGAGCGAAAGCAGCCGTCGTCCTCGAGCAGCACCGGCATCGTCCCGACATGGCCATGCAGGATTGCCTCAAACTCCAGCATCAGTGACTTGCCGTTGCCCGACGCTAGGATCACCACCCCAGGCGTGCTGTCCGGTCCGATGGCGATCATCACGCGGTCGCCCTGGCGCCAGCGATGACCGTCCGACCATTCGCACACACCACCCACGAACCAGGTCTTGGTTAGGCACCTCGGGCAGAATTGCACCGTCTCGCTCATGGCTGGCGCTTATTGACGGCCAAATAGAGCCGGTCGCACGCCTGTCGCGCCAGGAACCAGAGCTGGGCCTCCTCGGGTGTCAGGTCGTCCAACCACCCTTTGATGCGCTCCAGGCGCTGCACACAGTCGGCAGCGGCGTCGCCAGCCTCCTGCAGCGCCATCTCGCGGTCGTTCATGGCTGGCGAACTCCGACCGCGCCGCAACGCGGGCAGTAGGGCACCGAGGCGTAGGCGATCTTGCAGGCCGAACAATACCAGACGCTCATGTCGTCCTCTCGAATCGGGTGTTGCCGGTCACCGGGTCACGCCCCACCGGCCGCAGCAGCCCGCAGCAGACCGCCCCGAGGATCCTCGACAGCTCATCGAGGCGGAGTGCCACCTCCGTATCCAGGTCGAGGACCAGGCGCCTGACGTATTCTCGCACCTCTGGGATTTCCCACAGCTCGCGTGGGTCATCGTCGAACCCATCGACGGCGAGGTGAACCGTCCCGCCGGTCGTGCTGGTGCGCACTGTCCCGTTGAGGTGCCTGACGACGTCGGCGCGCGTGCTGTCGCTCAGGTTATCCCTGCCGCCGACCACGCAAAAGATGGCGTCGAAGTCAGGACCGATGGTCATGACCGGGTTCCCTCGGTCGAGGTGAAGGTCACCAGCCGCACGCTGACGACCGGGTGCTTGGTCTGGTGCGACAGACGCATCACCTGTCGCGCCATACTCTCCATGCCTTTGGCGACATGCAGGCGCGACGTGAGCAGCGGCGTCATGCCCATGTCCGGAACCCCGCCAGCGATGATCCCCTCGGAGCCGTCCTGGTAGGTCGCAATCCAGCAGTGCAGCTCGGTGATGATCTGCCCTGGCGTAGGCTCGGAGTGGATCAGCTTGGGCCCTGTTTCTGCTGCCATAATATCCTATTACGCTCCGATCTCGGCGGTTTCAGTTCGTGTCTCCGATGGTTCTAATCGGGCGAACTTTCCCGACGGTAACCGCGGTAAAACCGGCGCCTCGGCTCGCAGATCCCGCAGCTCTGCCTTCACCAGCCCGTAGGCCAGATCAGCCACCGCCTTCGGCATTGAGGCCGTGTGCTGGGCGAGCCTGCAGGCGCGGTCTATGACCCGGTCGAGGGTATCGGTGTCGCGATTAGCCGGGCGATCTCTCCGTGGAATAGCTGGTAAATCCTGGCCGTCGAGGCCATGCAGCGTGAAGTACTCGGTGAGCCACTCGGCCACCGTGACGCCCTGGCGCGCGGCCAAGTCGGTGATCTGGCTGCGGATGGCGACCGGCAAGTCTTTGACGTTCCACGGCTTGAAGTCTGGGCTGTCATCGTTAGGCATATTTTCGGCTCTCCTCGGGGTTAGATTACCGAGGTAATCCCAGCATCGGTCCCGGTGAGCATGCAACTCGGTGTTATGCGTTTGTGACGATACCGGTTTTGCTGTGGCGCCGACGCAACACATCTAACTGGGGCGATCACTCAACAGGTGAGGCAACGGCCTCCCGCCATACGGCGTGTGATCGAAGTCGATCCCGGCCTTGCGCAGCATGTCCTTCAGGTCGTCCATCCATGCCGCCGTCTGGTAGCCGAAGTCGCATATTTGGCAGATCGTGTGCATGGCGCCTTCGACACGCCGCTTGGTTTCCTCCTTGCCGGTCTCGGCGGATACGGCCCGGAACCGGAAGCCGAGTGGCAGGGTCGGATCCGGCCGCAGCGCCGACCAGGGCGCGTGCATGCCGTAGGTGAACGCCGCTTCCTCGGGCGCAACCAGCATTGCGCAGCCAGCCAGCCCTCGGCGCAGCATGATCTCCTTGATCTCATCGAGGCCGGCCTGGAGGTTCGGATTTTCAATCGGTCGGTCGTTCATCGTCATGGGCTCTCTCCCTTGTCAGATCATCTCCGCGAAATCGAGGATGCGCTCGGCATAGCGGTGCAGCACCAATCGAGCCCCCTTTTTGTCCGAACCGCTGCCTGCCAGCGCCGCCGCCAGCGCCGCCGCAAACGCCTCCATCACCAGTTCACTCGGCTGGCCGTCCACGATCGGCGCGACGGCCCGGAGGATAGCCTGCGTCATCTCAATCCCGGCCCGGTCGTCCGTCATTGCGGCCTGATCACAGATGGCGCGCAGTCCAGGCACACCTTCATCGGCCGCTTGGGCACATCCGGACGGTGCTGGACGATGTGGCCGCACACGCCGCACTTGGCCCGGTGGTTGTCGGGCAGGATCAGCGGGCTCGTCCACGGCATGCACACCATCACGTCGGCCTCCTCGGCCTGCTCGATGCTGACGAACTCGATCTTGGCGCGGTTGTCGGTCATGGCTGACGGACCCCAACCTCACCGCACCTCGGACAATGGGGCTGTGGCGCGTAGGCGATTCGGCAGGCCGGACAATACCAGACGCTCATTGCAATGCCTCCGGTTGGTCGTTCGACAGGCGCATCACAGACGAGCAGAAGTCGCCTCTGAGGTTCCACTTCTCCATGAGGCATCGATACATCGGGACGCCGCACTCCTCGCATGTACCTTGCTCCCACAGCACAATGCAGGAAAACGAGGGCATCTCGCCCACCACGTTCACCCGCTGCCCGTAGGTGAATGGCTTCACCGCTTCACCGCTTCACCTCGATCCAACGCGCGACACAGGCGTCGCAGAGGCGCACGCACCAGCCGTCCTCACGCCACATGATCAGCGGCACATCATCCTCCTCGAGGACCGCATCGCAGATCGAGCATGTCTCTGTCGGCGCTTCATCAGGGCCGCCCCAGGAGAGCAGGGTCGGGTCGAAGTCGCGCCGGAACCCGAGCTTCATCCATCCGAGCCTATCTCGTCACGGATCGTCGCCATCTGGAGGGTCATGTCAGCGAACGCCATGACCATCACGGCACGCTGCTGCGCCGGAAACTCCGAGAGGACATGCGAGAGGGCGTCGGCCATCGCGGCCAAGCAAAGGGCTTGCGGGTGGCCTCCAAACGCCTCGGCGAGACCGCTGTTGATCTCGTCAACTTCACCCGGTCGCTCGGCGACCATCTTCGCTACCTCGCGGCGGAACTGAGTTGATGCCTGGGTCGCCGCTTCTTCATCGAAGCTCATGTTTGTTCCTCCTTACGACGCCAGCATGTCCGTCTGTGCCACCACTCCGACGACGCCCTTCTTGCCTCCCCTGCGCACCATCCGCTCTGGCCCCTGCAGAACCTCCACGGTGCCCCAGTGCACGCGGCCGCCCCCGTTCTCGCCGACGGTCTCCGTGCCTGCGGCCGAGATCATGGCCGACAGCCGCGGCTTGACGTCCTTGAGGTCCACCGCGTCGTCGCACGCCATGGTCACCCGCAGCGAGATCAGCTTGGTCATTGGATCAGGTCTCCCTGTTTGGCCTCGCCCGGCTTTGGAGGCTCCGTGCGCTGCCAGGACGCCTTGATGGCGGATCCGACCTCGCGGTCATACAGCGCCTTCCGGTGGCGCCGCAGCCACTCGATCTGCTTGCGCAGCTCGGGGTCATCGACCAGGGCGAGGTGCGCGCGCCGGTCTGCGGTGTTGAGGAACTTGGCCCCGATCACCTTCGCGCCTTCCTCGATGTCCGCTTCCTTGTTCGAGGGAGGAGGCGAGGGAGAGGGAGCATCATCTTGTCGCTGGTCCTCGGGCGGTGGCGGTATGTCATCTGCGGGCGGGATGTCGTCCGCCGGCGGCGGCGGTTCATCCCGCTGCTTCTCCGAATCGGGGGGGGCATGCGACGGTGCCGGTCGAGACTTTACCTCCTCATCCTTCAAGCCCGCCTGTATCCCCCCCGGAGCGGCGGGCTCCTTTTCGCCGCGTGCCCAGGCAGCAATACGCCGGCCGGTTTCCTCATCGAGCGGGCGATCGAGGCGGATGATCGGCTGCAGATCCGGCAACAATGCTTTGATCGGCTTCGGTGTTCCTGGCCGGTTCACGTCATCGAGCAGTAGGCTGGCGGTCATAGCGTAAGCGGCATCTTTGTCGCCGATCGGCTGGAAGCCCTGATCGACCGGGATCACCTTACCCTTGTCCTTGCCCTCAGTCTGCTTGATCATCGCGATCTTCTTCTCGGCAGCGCAACAAAGTATTATTGCCATGTTTAATTGATAAAGCCGCTGGAACATGTGCTTGTGCGGCGGCTTTACCTTTGCCCATACGACCATCTTCAGCGACTCTCGGCGCGAGAGATTGTCGCCAGCCATGCGGTTCAACTCTTCGTCGGCCCATTCCAGCACACCGCCCGGTCCAACCCACTCGGCCGCAAAATTGTCGATGATCAGCACGGCAGCCTTCTGCTTCTGTGCGGCGATGGCGGCTTGCTCGAACAACATCGGGCGGAATGGCTCACGCAAATCGAGATGCATGAAGTCGAAGGCGCTCGCGTAAAGCCTGGCTCGTGCATTGTCCGTGTCAGCAACGAATATCTGGCCATCCGGCCCGGCCATGCCTCGAGCCAGTCGCAGGGCCGAGTACGTTTTGCCGGTGCCGCTCGGGCCCGAGATCATAAGCAGCGGCGCGAAACGGCCTCTGACTGCGCGTCGATAGGTGAGGTCTGGTGTTCCGTCAGGCATTGAGCTTGGGCGGCTCGTCGGAAGGTCCGAAGCGGTAACGGCCTTTCTTGATACCGAGTCGGGGATCGCCGCGCATATGCTCGATCACTGGCAACCGTGCATTGCGCCGAATGTAAGAGCGCACCCAGTGCAGGGCTCGCTTCCCTACGAGGACGGATGGGTCTCCCGGTTCTCTCTCGTCTGGCTGTGGTGTGACACGCAGAATGATCTCGGTCTCACCCAATAGGTATGCCTTGCCGGTCTGTCCTTCCGCCGCGGCGATCTTGCGCTGCAATCCAGCATGCGGCGGATGCTCGATGCGGCCGACGGACTTTGGGTGGTTTATCAGCAGGAGAGCCCCATAGATCATAGCGACCATTGCGTGCGCATGGTCTTGGTCCTTCTGATCTTTCATCCACGCCTGGGTTAGCTGAATGAACTGATCATCAACGCCGATTTCTTTAATCGCCGCTGCCAAGGGGAAGTCGCCGCAGTGAGAGGACTGGCGTTCACTTACGAAGTGAAACTCAGATCTACCGTCGTCTCGCCGTTCCAACAGGAATGCTATCCTCCACCCAACTGGGTTCTTCCATTCTACCCAAGTCAATTCGAATGGTAAGAAAGCAAGGCGACCTGGGTTCCAGTGATCCAACAATGATTCACTCAGATCGAACAAGGCTGGAGCGACTGCGGATAGTTCGAAAGGGTGGGAGTCACGTATCTTGGCGCCTATGCGTTCTGGATCGTGCCATCGGCGTTTCGCGACGGGTTCGGTTAGGTCACGGAGGATGAAATGTCTCAGGCTCATCCGCCAAATTGTCCCGCTGCGATCAACCGTTCGATGAAGGCGGTGTCTTCGACCGCGCGACCGAAGCCGCCGATCTTTGTCTCTTCCCATTGCCGCACGATCCATGGCGGCGGCAATATCCATTCGGTATCGAGGGGATAACTCGGCCAATGGCCGGCGCGACGGCATTGCACCCACAATGCACGCGCTGCAGCGGCCTTTGCTGCGCCGACCTCGACAGCAATGGGATCGAGGCCGAACACTCGGACCGCATATGGTGGATCCGTCTCGACCACTACGAAAAGCATCCCATCGGGTGGCTCGCCGCGTAGGAACTCGCATCCACGGGGATAGAGTGAGGCCTGGAGGTCTGCGCCGAATTGGAAAGCCGTGCGTCCCCAACCTGCCGTTGTCGCCAAGCTGCCAGTGGTCTTTAGGTCGAGTAACGGCGCCGCTGAATCATCAGGTAGCCAGTCGATCCTCGCCCTGCACCAGAGCTGGCCTTCGTCCCAAATCAGGGTCTGCTCAGGTTTGCCGTGCGTGAACATGCCGGTCGTCCGCCGGTTAGTTTCCAGGCTATCAGTGACACGCATCACGCTGTCGTACAGCTTGGTCTTGAGCGGGATCTTCCCCTCCGCTCGCGCCTCATCGCGGAATTCCTTGGCTGCATTGGTTCGGAAGCTGTCGAACGGAACGTGCGCGACCTTATCGATACCCTGCAGGAAGGCCGAGTGGACTGCCGTCCCGATGTCCATATCATCGTCGCCGGATGCTGGCCCGGTCGGCGCCGTGCCGCCCAGTCTCGGATGCCTGGCGTATAGGTGCGCAGGCGAGGCTTCGATGAGGATCTTCATCTCCGATCGCGAGATCGAAACAGCCGCTACTGGATCGGCGTGATAGTCCAGTTCCGACATCCCATCATAGATGCCGGGCTCCGTGATGCGCAGGCGAGGCGCTTCGCCGCTCACCCAGCTACCCAGGCAACGGCAGCACCGAGCGCCGCGGCCTCATGCTCGATCCAGCAGCGCGCCTCGCGCTCACTGCCGCACACGCGGCGGGCCGGTTCTCGCTCGGTGCCCATAGCGACGAACGCTCCCTCGATCAGGCCCTGATGTGGTGTGAGCCATGCGAGCAGTTTCTCCTCCATCTTCCAGTCCCTTGTGGTGTTCAGTTACCGGCGATCGTGAAGATTGCGACCACGACCAGGAGCGTCATCGCCGCCCAGACCAGCAGGCCGCAGGTCGCGCCGATCAGAGCGGACCGCCATCCCATCATCGGCCCAGCCGCACGCTGACCGTCGGCACCGGCAGGCAGGCCAGCACCCAGAGGCGGCCGCCACCACCGGAGGGCAATTGTGAGGGCGTTTGCGTTCGGATCGTCTCGCGGCGCCCGTTGCTCCAACGCACGTAAACGTTCCACCACATGGCAGTCCCCATGGCTGGCCGACCGCCAGCATGGCAACGTGGCGTTATCACGTCAATGCGCGTTGGCGGAACGTATCCAGGAGACGATGTATACCAAATACGTGAGTAATTACATGCTTGTCACATTATGAGATTGGCAGCAGGATTGCTATTGCACCCGACGGTTTTACAACCACCGTATCCCTTCGCGCCAAGGAGGTGGACGTGCCGTTCGACACAAATAAGAACGTCAATTATTCGGTTGTCGGTGACATAAGGGAGGCGAGTTGGGAATGCTGGGTCGAGGACGATGATGAGTTGGAAGATGTCGTCCGTCAGGTAGTCCGGGGCTTGGCCCGCCTGTCGCCAAGCGGCGGCGTCACCCCATGGCCAGTGTGCCGCTGCACACCTATGCCGTGTGTTTTTCCTGGTCAGCGGCCTCTGTGTTGTGAGGCAACGGTCCCTCCAACTCGGGAAACCTCGCGACCAACATCTGCCGGATCTCGGGTCGTAACCCTGTCAGCTCGCCGTCCGTCAGAAACTGGATCGTGACCGAAAATCTCGCGGCGTATTCTACAAGCTTATCAATTGGCGGCGTATCCAGATCGGCTTCCCAGCGGAGCCAGTCGTCGATCTCGAGCTTCATTAGCTCGGCGACATCCTTGATCGAAAGGTTCGCCGCCTCGCGGGACATGCGCAGCCGATCAGCCGTCACCAGAGACGTCTCATCACGCTCCCCGTGCTGCGCGACCATATCCGCATCGCCCGGCCGCATGCCAGCCACCAGCCGATCCAGGGAGACCCCGGTCAAACGCCGCAGCAGCGCCAGCACTTCCAGCGGCGGCTCGATCTCGGCCCGCTCGTAGCGGCGATAGCGCTGCGCCGCGATACCGAGGATGTTCGCGAACTGACGCGCCGATAGACCCGGTTTCTCGATTTGCGTGCCATAGTTGAGCCGCAACTGCTTCAGCCGAGCAGCGAACAACCGCAGGTTGGAAAGATGCTCTTGGATAGCCAGAAATCCTTCCTCAATTCGGTTGCGGAGTCTTAACTATTCGATAACACCGTGTATAGAGTCGGATCAAGTCTAAACCGAGGCCTTGCCAAAGATCACGGGAAGTTATTTTATAGCTGGGTGCGGCCCAGGTCCGACATCGACCTCGCGTTCATCCGATGCCGCCTGACCAGCAGGCAGGCAGCGGCGGTGTTGGGGGTCACCTATCAGTGCGTCAACTTCTGGCGGCGGGAGCGAAATCAGATCCCACCAGCCCAGGCGAAGGCACTGAATCAGGTGTTCGGCCTGCCTCTGCATGTGCTGCGGCCCGACATCTGGGATCCGCCGGCACGGAGGAGAAAAGCGGCCTGAACCCAGGGGGAAAGCTCAATGGCGAAAACCGCCTCGCTAGCCGAAGCTCGGTCGCACAACGTGCCGCCCGACGTTTTCCTGAAGCACTACCGCGAGATCCGCGACTGCAAGGACGCCCAGGCGGATGCCGCTGCCGCGGTCGCCAGGGCCAAGAAGGCGGCGAAGAACGTCGGTATCGACCTCGATGCGCTGAAGTGGCTGGAGAAGCTCGCCGGGCTCGACACCGACGAGGCCGAGTTGCAGCTCAAGCATCTCCAGCTCTACGCCAAATGGATCGAGCTGCCGATCGGTATGCAGCTCGACATGTGGGGCAAGCCCGAGCCCGCCACCGTCGACGCCCAAGCAGCGGAGGAGCAGCGCGAATGGGCCGCTGGCGGCGACGGCTACAAGGCCGGCGAGGCTGGCCACGAGCGCGATACCAATCCGCACGAGGCCGGATCAGCCGAGCATGTCGCCTGGGACAAGGGCTGGGCGCGAGGTCACAAGGTCTGGCTGTCGGCGCAGAAGAAGATCGCCAGCGAGATGGGACCAAAGGGAGCCAAGAAAAGCACCAATGGCGCCACGCCAGCCCGCAAGCGCGGCCGCCCCAAGGCCAACGGAGATCAAGCGGCCATGATGTGATCGGCCCATGTAGTGGGCCGCACAGCATTCATCCTCGAGGCGCCAGAGCGGCTTGAACATGAGCTGCAGATCGACTGCACCAACATGCTCACGCGGCTTCTGCTGTCCACAGTCCAGTGGACCGCCGTAGATCACGCGCACACGCTTGACCCCACCATCGGCCGCAACGGCAGGCCGATAGGTTTCCTCCAGGCGCAGAAGCGAAAGGCTCGCGGCGTCAAACCGGGAATCTGCGATTATCTGTTCTGGCATCGCGGTCGCGGCTTCGCCATCGAGCTGAAACGCAACGCGTACGAAGCCGAACATCCTAGCGACGACCAGGTCGAGTTCATGCTGGGGCTGAAGAAGGCCCAGGTGCCGATTAAAATCTGCTGGACCATTTGGCAGGTTCACGACACCGCCAACCGCTGGGGCCTCATGATTCCGCATGAGGTGATGGCACCATGAAACGCCGCACAGTCACACCCAGCGACAAGCAGGCGATCGAGGAGTTCCGCGCCGAGTTGCGCGCGCTCTACGACAAGCGTCGGTGCCGCGTCTGCGGCAAGCCAGTAACCGTTGTCATCGTCGGCCAGGTCGCGGTCCGCGAGGCAGGCATCCTGCTGCAACGTGCCCAACCAGATCGGAATTTATGCAGCTTCCATGCGGGGCTGCTCGGCAGTGAGAGGGCGGCATGAGACGGCGCGCCACCAAAAATCAGCGGATCGACCTCTGGCTCGCTGCAAACGGTCAGTGCCGCGAATGCGGCAAGCCGCTCGATCGCAGCTTTCACGCCGACCACATCACGCCATTCCGCATCACGCACGACACCAACGTGCACGACATGCAGGCACTTTGTCAGCGCTGCAATCTGACTAAGGGGGGGAAGGATGTTCCGGCGGTTTCAGTATGAGTTCGATCAATTCGTGCGTGCACAGGAATGCGGCACTGACATTCGGTTGCTACTCGGCGACGTTTGCCCAGGCGGAGGGAAGTCTAGCCTTGGACCCATCATGGCGCACCGGCTGCATACACGCGGCATCATCGATGGCCTGGTGTGGCTCTGCCCTCGCGTCGCACTGTGCTCACAGGCCGAGCATGTGTTCGTCGCGCCCTGGCTGCGTCATCTGATCGGTCACCAGCTTGAAATTAAGGCCGCGCCAGGCAATCCTCTGAATGCTGACGGTGGCACGTTTGGGTATGCCACGACCTTCGACGCGGCAGATGACCGCATCGATCTGCATATTGACTATTTCCGCCGGAAGCGGACCGGCCTGATCATCGATGAGGGGCATCACATTGTTGATGGTTCCACCCGTCACCGGAAACTTGCAGAACTGGTCAAACTGGCTCCGGTCACCTTGCTGGCGTCGGGAACGTTCCAGCGGCACGATGAGCAGCAGGTTGCGTTCCTCGATTATGGCCCACTCGCGCATGGCAAGTCACAGGCGAACCTAGAAAACACCGCCGCGCAACAGGTATTCCGCTATGACTGGCGCAATGCCTTGAACGAGGAAGCGATCATCCCGCTTGTGTTCCATCATGTCGATGGCAGCGCACAGTGGCGCGACAACGGCAACAACGAACGACTTGTCGACAGGATTAGTGCAGCGGATGATGACGACGCGCGGTCGGCAATCTTCACAGTGCTACAGGAAACATACGCGCTTGAGCTATTGAGCGAGGCGGTCGCTCACTTCAATTCGTATAGACAGAGGCATCCACACGCTAAATTCCTCTGCATCGCTCCACGGAAGAAGCTGGCACAGCGGTTTCAAAAGCATATCCAACGCCTCGGCCTTCCGCATTGCGGCATCGCCACCAGTGATGACACCGCCGACGCTCTGCGGAATATCGAGCGACTAAAGGGCAATGAACGACCGCACCTCGATGCACTGGTCACGGTGGCGATGGCCTATGAGGGGATGGATTGCCCCTCAATCACTCACGTTGCGTTGCTCACGCATATCCGGTCGATGCCTTGGATTTACCAAGCCCTCGCACGGGCTACGCGATTCGATGACAAAGCGGGGGCATGGTCAACGCAGGCCGCGCATATCTGGTGCCCTGATGATCCGCTTATGAACTCGATCATCACCACAATCCGTGCGCAGCAACAGCCGTTCATGCGTGAGCGCAGCGCGACGGGCGGCGGCAACGGCGGTGACCGATCGGGTGGCATCGTGCCTATGAACGGCTCGATCGGTGCAATTCGCGCCAGCGAGTTCGAAACCGGGTTTGCGACCAGCGACAAGGAATACCGGGACATTTGTGCGGCGGCGGAGCGTAACGGCGTGTCGGCGTCACCACTGGCGCTCAAGCGGTTCATCGATGACGTGCTGGAAGCGACTGGCCGTGAGGATGAAGATGATGACGATGGCGACGCCGCGTCACCACTGACGCCGACACAGCGGACCGACCAATTGAAGAAATGGTGTGATGCCCATGTGCACGCCGTCGCTGAGCGCGAGGGCGAGCAGGCCGGCGAACGCGCGCATGCCATCAACAGCGAGATAATCCGCCGTTGCGGCAAGAACCGCGAAGTCATGACGGAGAACGAGCTGCGCCAGCTTTGGTATGTCGATCTGCCGCGCTGGTATCCGTTATGAACGCGATCACGCGAACTTCGCAGCTATTCGACGTCGGCGATCCGAACGCGCCCTCCGGATCGGCCGCGTGGTGCAAGGCCGCCCTAGAACGGATCCGAGAACTGAAGCGCCAATCACAGAGCGCGGTGTCCAGCCTCAAGTATCGGTTGCTCTCGTTCGCGAAGGATCAGCACTTCACCAAACTGACCGATCGTGATGGATCGACATTCTCGACCTGGGAGGACTTCGTCCAATACCCGGAGCCGTTCGGTCTCGGGATGCGTGTCGAGGTTGTACGCGCGATCATGGTCGAGGAGGACGATCGCAAGCTCCTGCGGGACGTGGTCGACGCGGTGCCCGCCGCAGGACCGGCGATTCATGCAGGCCCAGGGCGTGGACATAAAACCGATAGTAACACTACTGGTTTTATCGGCCGTGGTTCCGCCTATCTGATCGGCCGCCTCAAGCGTGACGCTCCGGAGTTCGCCAAACGCCTCGCCGCTGGTGAGTTCCGATCAGCCCGTGCCGCTGCGCTCGCTGCCGGCATCATCACGGAGACTTCCCAGCTTACCGTGCTCCGTCGCGCCTGGAAGCGCGCATCGCCAAATGATCGCTCGACCTTTCTCAGCGAGGTTACCCAATGACCTCCGCCCGCTCATGGACCACGCGCGCTGCCAAGGCTCTAAGAAGTGGCTTGAGCATCTCGGACGGCACACCCCAGCTACGCCCTTCGTTGCCCGTTGGTCCGCCATCAGGAGTGCAGATCGTTCAGATCTCCGCCTGCGCCAATGATGGCGGGGTGCGGTTGTTTGCGCTTTGCGACGATCGAAGTGTCTGGGGCATGCATCTCTACGACAGACGGTGGGACCAAATCGTCTCAGCATCTCCGGACCGAGTATCATGACCTCTTCCCGCTCATGGACCCACCGCGCTGCAATGCTGTTCTACGAGTGGCTGGTCGTGCGCAAGGACGAGGAGCTGCCACCTCTTCACGAGATCAGCGTGATGCTGTCCGAAACGATCGATCCATACCGGCTCTCGCATTCGATCGCATGGCTCGCGAAGCAGGGAATGATCGATGTCGGTCACAGGCGCGGCCACTACATCATTCGCGTGCGCTCGACTGGCGTCACCTACCGGACGGTTGATTGTCCGCTCGAGCTACCGGAGCAGGCAGCATGACCTTGCGTCGCGCACCTCGTCGGCCTCAAAACGGCAACGCCCGCCAGGATGGGCCTGACGGGCGTTCAGAGGGAGCATGTGATGCTAGAACATCGCAAGTTCCTGCCGTGGATAGTGGTGGTCGTGGCCGTGAAGGTCAAGATCAGCATACGTCGGCGGTAGGGCAGGGGGCTAGTCCGGTTCGCCGGGCTAGCTCCTGCCCTTCTGGCTGGCCGCACCCCGATGAGTTCTGGCCGTGATGGCCCACGCATACCGACATGGCGGCGGGCAGAAGACCGCGCTCTATCAGCGCTACCGCGGTGATCATCCAGACGCTACGCCGCGCACCGCCAGCATCAAGGCATTTGCCGATCGCCAGCTAGCCGCGACCGGGCTGCTGCCGAGCCCAGAGGAGGTCGCAAAAATGTTCGGCATGTCGCTGGCCAAGGTTGAGCGTCATTACCGTGTGCTTGGTCTGCTCTGAGATGGCCTCGACCGACCATTGGATGCGATTCAACGTGGGCGATTACCTCGCCGACACGATGCATCTGACCACGTTTCAGCACGGCATCTACCTCTTGCTGATCATGCATTACTTCAAGCGCGGCGAGCTGCCGACCGACGAGGCAGCGCTGGCCAGGATCGCCAAGATCAGCGTGCCGCAATGGCGTCGCCAAGCGGCTCCCGCGATGGCGCTTTTCAGTTGCCAGGACGGATGCTGGGTGCATCGGAGGATCGACACTGAACGGGAGCGCGCCAGGAATGTGAGCGAAGTCAAGCAAGCTGCTGGAAAACAAGGCGCTAGCCGCCGATGGAAAATGGCACATGCCAACGGAGAAGATGGCATATGCCATCCAGAAAATAGCGATGACTCGCGCGATCACGGCCGCGTGCGCGCGACTCCAGATCCACAACCAAGAACACAGAAAGCCCCCCCTTTAATTCCCCCCGATCGGGGGGAAACGCGGGCGGCTCGTTATGATGGTGGAAGGGTGAAGGAACCTCGGAACGGGTTCGTCGGTAGCACTTTCGCCGACCTGCAGGAGACGATCGATGCCGAACCAAAAGACACACATCCCGGTGGTGCGACAGTGGTGCCAATCCCTCGGCGTGCTGTCAGCGGTTAGCATCTCGCGCCAGGAAGCCGAGATGAAGCTCGCGGCCTACGTGCCGCTGCTGTTCGATCGCTTCCCCGATGGCGCCTTCACGACCGCCAGCCTGGAGCACGTCGCCGCCAAGGCGGTGAAAGGCTTCCCGACCTACGGCGAACTCGCGGCGTGGCTGTCCGACTGGTGGCGCGAGCATCGCCCACTGCCGCCGTTGCTGGAGAAGCCTAGGGAGGCGCCGCCGCTCGAACCGCGCGTGCCGCCGTCCGAGGAAGAGATCGCGCATGTCCGTGCCTGCGTGCAGGAGATCGTCGCCAACATGCACAGCCCGTTCAGCGAGCGGCGCGATGATCAGGCGAGACCTCGCGCCGCCTATCTCTCGCCGGGGCAACTCGACATCGTCAATCCGCTGCCGAATGGCGTGAAACGCGTGCTGCAACTGGTGAAATGATGATCCTGCACCTGACATCGATCGACAGTCCGTCTGCCGGCCCCGACGGGCTCTCTGAGTTCGAGGGCGTTGTCATGGCGAGCGATACGCCAGCGTTGATGATGATCAGCCGGGCCTGGACGCGCGAGCTGCTGGAATACGTGCGCCGCCTGGAGCGAGAGATCAGGCGGGAAGGAGCATTCTGGTGATGAGCAGCAGCGACCGCGCGCATCGCCGTGGCGGCATGGCGTTCCTCGAGTTCGAGGCGGAGATGATCAAGCTCGGCTTCGTCGAGCAGCCGCCACAGGGCGGCCTGTTGCACCAATACACACACCCTAACGCGAAGCATCAGAGCTTCGACATGGCGCCCGGCGAGCGATATTCCGACGCGCTCAAACGGCTCCGTGCCGAGCTCGAGACAACGCGCATTGCTAGCAAGGGGCTCGATCCATGACAGGAAAACCTGGCTCACATTGGCCAGCGGACAAGCTGGCTCGGCTTCGCGATCTCGATGCGCAAGGGCTGTCGCTCAAGGAGATGGGGCGGCGTCTGGGTTGCTCGGAGGAGACGATCAGCCGTCAGCGACGACACTGCGGATTGCCCAACAGGCCGTCGCCGATCCCTCCAGCAGAGCCGCGCGAGCCAGCCGCGAAGCGATTGCACCGAGGCACATCGACGCTGCCGCCGCTGTCGTCGCTCGCGGAGGATGAGAGATGACCGAGGACATTCGCGGTGAAGCATCGACCTTCGCGACCCTGCTGATCTGGGACGAGCAGGAATTCTTGTATGCCCGCGTGCTCGACTTCGTGCGACATCGCGACGCGCGGGCCGAGGTGCTGTCGCTGCACAACCCACCGATGGTGCTGGTCGAGTGCGTGCGCGTCGGCACTGAGACGCTGCGGCCATGACAGACGCCGAGCGGGAGATGGTGCGCAAGCTGATCGTGGGATGCGACGCCCTGATGAATTCGTTCGCCCGGTTGCTTCCCAAGCCGGAAGACATCCGCGATGAGCAGGCCAAGCAAGCGGCGCAGGAGGCGATGCGTTCGCTCCTGTTGGTGGTCAACGAGGCGAAGGCGCTATGGCATCCACGACCATCCGAACCGTCGTAACGCTCCGGGCCCGGCGCCTGACCGGCGATCCGCCGCGGACCGGCGAGCTGATGGCGTCGGCCAGCGGCAAGACGGTCTATCGGATCCTCGGTGTGGTCACGCTGCGGACGGCCGGCGACCCGAGGGCGGACCGCTTCAGGCTCGACTGTGGCCGCCTGACGGCCTGCCAGGTTCCGGCGGATGCCACGATCCATCCCTGGCGCTACGGCCACACGCCGCCGCCCGGCCTAGGGCAGGGTGCCATCGAGGCGCCTCCCCGGTGTCAGACAGCGGCCGGACCGCCCAAGGCCATCCAGCCTCGTCCTAGCGCCCGCACGAGGGGGGTCGAGGAAAAGACAGTTGCCGACCTCGGACCTGGTCTGCGGCGCCGAGCCAGCCGCGACAAGCACGGCCGTCTGCTGCGCGATCTCGACGTTGAGGTGGACGACCGGGCGGTCGATCCGCGCAATCCGAACCGCCGCCTGCGGCGGGCCTACCGGGTCGATCCGGTCGACGTGCTCAAGCGCGCCGGATCCATCGGTGCACGGGAGGTCGATGCCGCCGGCGAGCTGCGCCGCCACCTCGAGCAGGTCGCGCCGCCGCTCGGGGCCGGACGAGTGGGCAGCGTCGCCGTCTCCGGGTTCCTGATCCAGCCGATCACCGATCAGCACATCCGGGCCTGCCGCAAGGTGCGTGAGGCGTCAGCGATCCTCGGTGCGCAATGGTGGCCTCCGGTGCTGTGGGTCTGCCTGGGCGGCACCGTGCGTGGCTACAGCGACCAGTGGCGCGTCGGCACCCACACAGCCTCCGAGCTGATCTCCAGCGGCATGGCGCGGCTGGCTGACCATTTCTACGGGAGTGCTGCATGACGCCAACCAGGTTGCTGACGCGCACCGGCGAGTTCGTGGTCAAGGTCATGGTGCCGCCGTTCAGCCCACCAGCCGAGGTCATAAACTGGGGTTCGCGATACTTCGTCCGTCAGAGCAATGGCGAATATCGCGAGGGCATTGTGTGGGTAGCTGGGCGGGCAACGGAGGTCGCCGATGGCGCGTAAACCGACCGAGCGTCCGCCGCCACAGGTCGAGGTTATCCCGATCCTCGAACTGCGGCCCAACCCGCGCAACCCGAACAAGCACAGCGAGGACCAGATCAACCGGCTGATGGCCGCACTGCGCCGCGACGGTCAGACGCGGCCGCTGCTGGCACGCAAGGCGAATTCCATGCTGATCGCCGGGCATGGCGTGCACACCGCTGCGCGGCGGCTTGGCTGGTCGGAAATCGGGGTGGTGTTCCTCGACATCGATCAGAAGGATGCCGACCGGATCATGCTGTCCGACGACCGGCTCGCCGCACTGTCGGAGTTGGATCACCGACGGGTTGCCGATCTGCTCAGCGACATCCAGGAAGGCGACTGGCTGGCGACCGGCTACTCGGTCGAGGAAGCGAACAAGCTGCTGGATGCTTCCGAGATCAAAGACCTCGACGTGTATGAGATCGAGACTTCGACCGTGACCGATGACTTCTGGATCGGGGTGCGCGGGCCGCTCTCGATGCAGGCCGAGGCGCTGCAGCGGATGAAGACATTGCTGGGAGAGTTCCCTAGTGTGACGATCGAGGTTGGCACCGTGGAGGATACGTGATGGTAGCCAGACCGAAGACGGCCGGCGGCGACTGGGCCAAGCAACTCAGGTTCGACATGCAATTCGCGGAAAAGACGCTGGTCAAGCAGGGCAGCGTCAACGCGATGTACATCGTGCACACCAAGGACGCGATACACGCTATCCCGACGCCCTGGAGTGATGACGCGGAAAAGGCCGCCTACCTCGACATGGTGCGCGTCTATGCCGTCGCGCACGAGGCAATCGCGGTGGTCTACGTTGGCGAGGCCTGGGTCCGGCATGTCATGCAAGCCAGCAGCGAGAGCCAAGCCGAATTCCACGCCAGGGTGGACGCCGTGCGGCCGAGAGATGCGGAGGATCGCCGCGAGGTGGTGTCCGTCCACATCGCTTATTACGACGATGCCGGCGAGCGGCAGATCATTTCCGACACCAAGGAGATCGATCGTCGCGCTGATGGAAAGCCGTCGGGGCTGAAGCCATACCGCGACGACCATGGCGGCTGGGATGTTGTTGGCGGTGCGGTGGTCGAGGTGCTGCCCAAGCAGGCGCCGAGTATGGCAGAACGCATCGCGGCGCAAGCAATCCTCAACGCCGCAGGGATGAGCGATGGCTGAGTTCAAACCCACCATCTGCATCGACTTCGATGGGGTTATCCACTCATACGAAAAGGGCTGGCAGGACGGCACCATTTACGGCGATGTGGTGCGGGGCTTCTTCGAGTGGGTCGAGCGCGTGCGCCACGATTTTGAACTGGTGATCTATTCGTCGCGCTCGAAAGACGAAGCCGGCATCGTCGCGATGACGCTCTGGCTGCATGAGCAACGCAATGCCTGGATCAAGGGCGGTGGCCAGCGCCATCCGACCGAGCCGCTGACGTTCAGCTTCGCCGACAAGAAGCCTGCCGCATGGTTGACCATCGACGATCGCTGTGTCCGGTTCGATGGAAGCTGGGACAACCCGTTGCTGACGCCAGAAGCGATGCGCGCGTTCAAGCCCTGGAACGCCAGGGCGAGGGACTGACGTGGACATCAGCCAGGATCTCCTGCGCTACGGCAAGCGCGATAACAGCAAGGCCGCGGAGAACGCGAAAGCCCGCATCCGCGAGATGGTGCTGGGCGCGATCGGCGCCGAGAATGCTCGGGTGTTCGATTGCTTCGCGGGTGAGGGCGCGATGTATCGTGCCGTGTGGCACCAGGCCGCCGGCTACATTGGCTGCGACAAGCAGTTCTATCCGCACGATGATCGCGCAGCCTACGTTGCCGACAACCGACGAGTGCTGCGCGCGATCGATCTCAGTCAGTTCACCATCTTCGACTGCGATCACTGGGGCAGCCCGTGGGAACAGCTCTACCTCATCGCCGTGCGGCGGCCACTCGCCCCGGGCGATCGGATGGGCCTCGTGATCACCGAGGGCACAGGGCTGAAGATGAACATGGGCGGCACCAGCAAGGCGCTGGCGAAGCTGGCGCGCATCAAACACCACATGCCGGGCATGGGTGCGGCGCGCAACGACATCATCGAGCGCGCATTGCGCCGGATCTGCGAGATCATGCATGCCAGCATCGAACGCCGCTGGCAGGCCGATGGCGATAAGGGATCGCGCGTGACCTACATGGGCCTCGTCCTGCTGGGCGAAACGGTGCCGAAGCAGGACGAGGGGTAGTCGCGCTAGGTCAGCCTTCCTCTGGCTCGCCAAAGAACTTCCGGTAAGTCTCGGGCTTGGCGTGCCGCTCGCACATCGCGCGCGCCTCGTCAGTCTCAACCACTCTGAGCCCCTCGCCGCCGCTCCAGCTATTTTGCCCCGTCGATACCCCCCACGTTGATCGCGGGCCGCCGTGGCCGGAGATGAAGAACTGTCCCTTGGCAGAGCGGTAAAGCCCAGTGTCGTTAGCCCCAGTGGCTCCGGTCCTTATCGGGGCCGGATACGTCGCACACATAGTCGGCGGTCTCGGTATTGTAGGTCTTGCCTTCGATGATCTTACGCATGGTTTTGCTCACTCCTTGCACGAGAAAGACGCTGGACCTGTCTAAGTCGGTTTAGACAGGTCCAGCGGAACGATCAGGCCAGCGCCAACTGCACTGACTTGATGTGTGGTGGCATGCGGATAGCATTAACCGGTCCACGCTGCAGGATCGGCCGCAACCACGGCATCCCCTCAAGCATCGCTCCAGCCTGCTGTCTGCCTTGTGGCGTCAAGCTGACCGGCTGGAATGATGGCGTAGCCGGCTTCTTGCCTCTCGTCGCGTAGCTGAGGTGGGTCGTCCAGCCGGTGATCTCGTTCCTGAACACATCTTCGACGTTCAGGTCCCGATCACCGATCTGGTCGTCCACCCAGCGCATACCCTCCGGGTTGATCCACGGCCTGTCGGGATCAATGGCCCACACCTTGGCATCGGGCGCGATGAAGCCTTCCCACGAACAGCCGACCGGGATGAAGTCGATCCAGATCACGAAGAAGCTTGGCCGCGCGAAGCTCGGCACGATCCTCTGGTCTGCGAGCTGGTTGCGGAGGTAGTCGTCCAGATTGGTCTCATCGTCCAGCAGATCGCGGAGCCTGTCGGTCAGCTTGTCGCGCCGGTCGTGGTAGCCGCGCCAGGGTTGTGTCTGCTGCCAGAAGCGCTTGAAGCTGCGCTCGATGCGCTTCTCGCCGGTGACTTCAGCGGCCATCTGCACGTCAACCTCGTCGCACAGCTTGGCCATTGCCTCGATCACCGCTTCCTTGGTCTCCGGCAGCGGCTCATCTGGCGTCTCGACCGCCTTGGTCTCAACGACCTTGGGCGCGCGTCCCTTGAAGGGACCACCGATCCCTTTCCGTCTTGTCGTCTTTCTCATCGTCTACTCCTTTGCACATACCGGGAAACCGCCCGGCGCGGTCGTGCTTTAAGCCCCCAGATCAGGGGGCGTCATCAGCTCACCTATCGCGACCACGTGGAGCATGAGGTTTTCGTCCCCTTCCGCGGTCCTCGCGCAGATGATGGACAGCAGCGCCATCACTTGCTGGGCATGGTCCCATCCCTGTTGGCGCGCGACGTCGTTCCACCTCGCAGCGAAGTGGAGACAGTCCCAGTCCAACACTGAGCGCACATCAGGTTGCCTATCGCGCAATCTGAGTAGCAACCTCTCGTGGTTGTCGTTGATCCGACGCATCATCGCGTCGAACCTGCGTTCTAATTCTTCGTCCACCTGTCACTCCCTCGTCAGATCCAGTGTTGCGTGCGGGCGATCAGGGCGGCCAGTCCAATCGTGGTCACGATGATGGCGCCGAACAGCACTCGGAAGTCTCGCTCGCGCTTCTCATCCAGGCGTGTGATCTTGCCGTCCAGGCGATCGAACCCGGCCGTCATCTTGCCATCCAGGTGCTCGAACCGCGCATCGATGCGATTAAGTGCGTCCTTGGTTGCCGCCGCGATCTCCTCGAGCACTCGCACGCGCGGCTCCCATTCCGGGACGTCTGCCATTTTCATCGCCCCCGGTTAGCTTCGAGGCAGTAGGGGTAGGTCGGCGCGCGCCACGACATGCGCGAACGACACTCGAGGACAGCCTTCCGGCCATACTGCTGGACATCGAGGTCGTAGATCTCTTGCTGATTGCTCTGTATCGCTTGGTTCAGCCGCTCGGTTTCGGGGCACAGATGGCCGGTCGTGCGCAGCAGTTGTTCCTCGTAAGCCGCGTCAGGGCATCCAGCCGGTCGTGGTGGCAATGACGGGCTGTAGGTTGTTGTCTGATACTGCGAGGATGATCTCCCGCATGCCGTGAGGGCAACGCTCATGGCCACAGCGGCCATAAGCAAACGTGGCGTAGTCATATCCGGTTACTCCTTTGCACATTCAGTCGATTAGGCACTTAACAGGTTTGCGTTCATCGCCTCCTTGATCTCGTGGTAGGCGCGAGGCAGTTCGCGGTAGGTCTGCCGATCGATCGTGGCGCCGCCTTTCTCGTGCGGCAGCACTTCCCAGCCGTTGTCGCGGAGCCAGCGGAACCTGTCGCCGGGCTTGAGCCGAGTGGGCGCCCGGTCGATGTTGGGATGGCTCGGCACTGTGCCGGATTGCTTGTGCCACAGCGCCGCGCGATGCCATTGCGACCTGTGGACGGCATCTATCAGCCATTGCCGTTCCATTCGTCGTGCACCGGGACCGCTCTCGCCGCCAGTGATCACCCAATCCATCCCGGCAAAGTCCAGTTCGTTCGTTGGTCCGATGATGGGTTCCACCGACACGAAGAACGTCCCGCCGCCGCACCGCTCCTTGATCGTCCGCATGATGTCGAGCCGCTTCGCGACCCGGTTGTCCTCTGTGCTGACGCCGATCCAGATGTGACGCGGTATGCCCTTGCCACCGTAGCGCGCGGTCAGGATGCGCCGTGCCCGGATTGGGCGTTTCGTGAGGATCTGGAACACAACGAAGGGATGAGCCTCCATCACGTCCAGGATCTGCGAGATGGCTTCTTCCGGTATCGCATCGTGCCAGAAATCGGACATGGAATTCACGAAGACCATGTGCGGTAACAGTCCGTCAGGCCCGACGATAGGTCGAAACTTCCTGACGTGATCAAGCCGATCGAGCTTCAGCTTCACCTCATCGAACCGCTGGCCGAAGCTGCTGAGACGGTTAACCAGTCCCTCGGCGTAGCAGTTTTTACATCCGTCCGAGACCTTGTGGCAGCCAACCGCCAGGCCCCAGGTGCTGTTCGTCCACGAGATACCCGTTCCGATAACGGTCATGGTCCCCTCTCGGGCTTTACGCCCTATAATGCACTGTCCGTGTAGGACCGTCGCGCTTTGCACCGTGACGCGCTGGCGCAAGCTGGCGGCAGGCGTGGTCTGGCTACTCCCCAGACCACGCCAGGCCGCTCCGCTCAGTGCAGCACCACCGCCGCCGCCCTGGCGGCCGCACGCTTCCGCTTCGTCGCAGCCGACTTCTCGCCCGTTGTCAGTGGCTCATCCGGGGCTTCCAGCTTGTCCGTGCCCGCGATGGGGCCGGCGATCGCCGTCTTCTCCGGTGCCCGTTCGAGGACAGCCGCCACGCGCCGCTGGAAGTCCTCGGCCTTGGCGAGACAGGCGACCTTCTGGTCTTCCGTCGTGGCTTCCGCCGCCGCATCGATCCAGCGCGTGGCATGGGCTCTCAGCGCAGCCACCGTGCCTCTGACCGCCGGCGCGAGCACCTTGGCCGTCAGCAGCGGCAACTGTGACGTTGGGAGAGCCATCGCGCCGACAATCAGGATCGCGCCATCCCAGCCCTGGAAGTCGAAGATGCGCGGCGCATTCACGTTGCCCTGGTCGAACACCCGGATGGTCATGCCGTTCTTCTCGCGAAGCCGCTTGTCCATGCCACCCTCGAGGATCCTGGCGATGTCGCCCACATCCTTCATGTGTCGCGAGTTGAAACCGACCGGCTCCCACTCAGGGCGGGCTGCTATCCCGCCAGCTTCGTCGTTCATGTCAGCGAAGGTCTTGACCTGGATGTTCTGCTCGTAGTCGGGCAGCTCCTTCACCTCCGCGGCCGGGACTTTGAACTCCATCGTCCTGCCCACGTCCATCATGGTCAGGGTGCTTGCGCCCTTGGCGTAGGCCAGCACAACGATCTGCGTCTCTGCCACCTTCACCAGCATGTTGACGCGCGCCTTCAGGGCTTCACGCGACACCATGATGCCGCCCTTGAGCCACGAGGGTGCAGGCTTTGCCTCGAACGAACCGATGAAGTAGCGGAAGCCATCAGCCGCCACGATCCTGGCGACACCAGTGTCTTTCTGGTGCAGCAGGACGCCTTGCAGGTCAGTCCGATCCTTCGGCGCCTTGGCCGTGATGGTCTCAGCCGCGAGCAACAGAGCGGCAGGGATGGCCATCAGTTCGACCTTGGGTTCAGGCTTATCGCCGCCGCCGTTAGCCTGCTGCTTCGCAGGCACGACAGCATTCAGTGCTTGCGCTCGTTTGCGCTTTTGGGTTGCCATAAGAGGCTCCTAAGTGAGCTACGTCCGACCGGGATTGGCGAACGTTCTGCGCCTGGACGCATACCAAGGAGCCTGCGTGATGCAGGCTCCCGGCGTATGGGTCAGGGATCTTCGTGTCTTGGCGAGAGCGGTCGCATTGCTGCTGCCCTCGCTTCAGAGTTGGGCGGGAAGGCCGCCATGAAGAACTCGGTAGCTGCATCGTCGCCGGCTTGGGTGCGCACCTCCTCGGCAGCGACATGGAAGGCCCATATCTCGACTGAGTCCGTCAGTGCTGAGAAGCGAAGGACAGCGCATTTCGCACACCATAACGTCCAGGCAGCGAGTGCAGCGCGATACCTCCAACTCAGGGTCGAGATGCCATTGTTCGGCACGCACGGTTCGGGCCCAAGCTCCTGCTCTGTCATAGCTCCTCCTTCCTTCCGACGGTGCTTAGATCGAGTGCCTTAAACTCACCGACGGTCATCGGCAGCGTGGCCTCGTAGTAGTGGCCGCGCAGCTTGACGAATGTCGGGAACCTTGGCCGACCGTCGGGGCCGTGGTCCCACGGCTCACCCACCATGAAGCCGTATTCGATCCAGATCGCTGGCGGCAGGATGTTGAGCATTTCGTCATAGCGAGCTTCATCGACTTCAACCCAGATCAGCTTCGCCGGCCGCAGGATCATGGTGTGATCCGAGCGATCAGGCGAAAACCTGCTGCGATACGCCTGCGCTTCCCTGTATGTGGCGAACAGCATGATGCTCGCCATCTCATTCGGCGGATCATACAGCACTGACCACATCGTCTCGTGGTAGAGCTTGAACCCAGGACGCTTGCGCGCCTGCATCTGGTGCCATGTGGCCATCTCAGCGTTCCTCGAAGTGTGCATGGCGAAGCTTACCCAGTAAGCTTTCGGCCACGTCTGCGGTCAGCTCGACCACTGTGTCGCTGCTGGCGTTGAACAGCAGTTGCCACAGCACCTTCGCTTCCGTCTCCGTGATCGGGATCATGGCGACCAGTTCGTCATCATCGTCCATCACTCGTCCTCCAGAATGCAGATCGACACATTCACGGTGAAGCCGTCCGGGGTCTCCAGATCAACATCGGCTTGGCCTAAACCAAAGCCGCCCCCAACGTCCTCAAACTTGAACTTGTCGCAAAGGAACTTCGTGACCTCGTTGCGCAGGAACAGGAGCCTCCTGTCCGTGTCAGCGACGCCCTTGGCGATGTCTCTCCTGGCCATCACTCATCCTCCTCGATTGGCTCGTCGTGGTCGTAATTGCCGTCCGTGAAGATCTCGGCGCGGAACTCCTTACGCTTCTCCTGCTCGCAGTCGTCACAGATGTATGTGCAGAAGATGCCCCTGGCGTCGTAGAGGGCGCGCTTGGATTGACCAGAGCCACACCGGCATTGCCACCAATCATCGCTCATGGCGTTTGCTCCTCGATGAGGAGTTTCTGTGCCGTCTCGATTGCCTCCAGGTCAGAGCGCATACCATCAATGTCCTCGGGCGGGTCCTCGTCCCCTTCAGCAATCTCCAGGGATCGGTGAACATGCGACCATGCGCGCTCGAGGGCGTCTTGGATTGTCCTCCCATTGCCTGTGTTGCAAAGCTCGGAGATCAGCGCGTCCGCCATAGCCTCAACGCAGATCTCGGCGTTCACTGAGCAGCCCTGATAGCTGTTGGCGATGGCGTCGCAGTTATCCAGCACCGCCTCCTCGGCGGCCTCCATCGTGCGGTAGGTGTCCTCGCCGGTTGTCTCGATGGTGATGATGAGGGTGCGCTTCATCGCGTCCTCCCATCGTCTAGCCGCAGACCGGGTGGCGAGCGACAGTCATCCGCGATCCACTTGCGCCACATGGCGTAGAAGTCCTTCCTCTCCGCCGGCGTCATGTGGATGTGCTTCGGGAAGCCCATGATGTTGGCCTCCAGGTCGGACACATCGCCCAGCATCGCGCCCATGTGGCTTTCGCCATCACGGCCGACGTAGTGGCCGATCAGGAAGCCGTCCGACGTCACACACGGCCTGCCGCAGCTCGGAGGGTGGTCTGGCTCGAGGCCCAACGCGGACAGCAGCATCATGCCGAAGCGCGTGCCCGCGGTTGCACGGATGGCTTTGGCCTGCCAGCCGTCGTCGCTGTGATGAACGGTCACCGAGAACGGACGCCCGGTTTGGACGTTCGTCAGCGTACCTTTCCGTCTCATGTCGATAGCACTCCAGGGTTGGAGACAGCGGCGCGGGATTGCGCTGCTGGTCGTCAGCTCCTCTCTAGTATTCGCTCGGCAGCATTAAGACGAAGGCTTTGAAGCCTCCGTCGTAGACCGCCCAGAGCGTGATCTTCGGCAACGGGAAGTCGCTGTAGTCGATCTCCTGCGTGATAAGCCGCTTGTCGCCGTTGCCGTCCGTGACGTAGAGCAGGTGCGGTTTCGTCACCTCATGAACGCGCTCAAACGTCCATGCCTGGAAGTGCTCCCCTTTCAGCTCGGGGGAGTGGGCGACGTAGGATGCGATGGCATCGACCAGCCAGTAGCAATCCGCATTCTCACGTAGATACAGGACGCCGTCTGTCATCAGCATGTTCGATGCCAAAGCATGACGGGTCCATTGCTCGGTGCCGGTGAACTGTGCCAGCCCGAGTTCGAGTGCGCCCGGTTTCAGCATGTGGTGTCTCCCACGATCACGCGACCGGCGAGGGTGATCTCGCCCGCCGCGTTCAAAAGCCGTTTGCCGATCAGCGACGCGCGGGCAGCACTCCAATCCGCCCGCGTCATCTGCCGTTCGCCATCGATCCGATCGGTGATCGCCCGCCGGTTCGGAAACCGGCAGACAACCTCGAGGACGATCTGCTCATGTCGAGACAGACCCGGCGCCGTCCTGCGAACTGGCGCCAAGCCTGTGATCGTCAGTGGCTTGGCCATTACGTGTGACACCGCCATGTGTGCGTTGGCCGCGACTGCCCCATGACATCTGGCAGATTGACCGTCAGCGAAGCGAAGCTGCCGTCGCTCGGCACGTCAGGGCCGGAATAAATCCAACCGCCATGCAGCACGAGGTTCGACCGGCTTTTCTCGCTTTCCCCCGTCATGTTCCAGATAGCGAAGCCGAACGAGTATGGCGCCCAGTCGGCATGGATCTCGGCGGTGTAACTACCCACGGCCGCAGTGATCTCGCCACCCCTCTCGGGATAGCGGATCATGTCGGCGGTCAGCACTTGCAGCAGATGGCACAGATCAGCGCCAAACTGTTCGAGGCATCCCTGATCCTGCGCAAACTCGATGGCGGCTCGAAGCCGCACCGGGTCCGTGATGACGATCTTATGCATATCGCCCTCACTTCAGCATGACGTTGAGCGCGAAGCTGACCGCCCGGCCGTTGATCGGCGGCAGCTCCACCTTGCCGTTCGTGCTGGCGAGCAGCATCGTCTTGCCGGTCGATGACGGCACCGCCGCAGAGAGCGCCTTGGACGACAGATCGACCTCAATCGTGAGCTTCGATCCGGTTACTCGATGTATGACGTTTTGCATGATTGCTTCCGTCTACGGCAACGGAATTGTTGCCGTTCTGCGTTGTCTGACGCATACCGAGGCAGCGGCCTCGCGACCGCTGCCCGGCGTATAAGTCAGATCGGCTTACCAGCAAGACCAACCGCGGCAGACCACGTAGGTTGGCTGGCTGGCTGAGTATCCGGCGGCCGCACCAGCCGCGATCGCGCAGGCCGCTGACGCGCTGGCATGCGCTCTGACTGCCGTAACCGCATTCGATGCGGGCCTGGTCGAGGAACGGCTGGCTTGGAGCAGCGCAGGCCGTGAGGCTAACGACAACCGCAAGGGCCGCGTATTTGAGGCGTGTAGACATTTTATATCGAAGCTCCTGGTTCCCGGCTCGCTGAGTTGCGAACCGTTCTGCACACGTCGTGCATAGAGATGCAGCGTGAGGAAATGGCATAACCCCACGCTGCATCCCCATGCCGGCGTTCAGTCTTGCGACTGCTCGAGCCGGTTAGGCCGTCTGCGTCGAGACAAGGCCAAGGGCCGCGTCCCAGCGATAGTTGACCGGATCATCGGCTTCCGTGGCGCGGTATTTCTCGACCAGGAACCATCGGCTCATCAGGTCGGAGGCGTTGGACAACGCCTCCTTCTCCGTGGCGAACCGCACCCCGTTCCGCGACCACTTGCCATCGACGAAGACCTCCGGTGCCCATGATGTCGGCATCGTCAGCCCTCCGTCTTGAGCCAACGGCCGTCGTCCTGGCGCACGTAGAGTTGGCCATTACCCGTGCCGAGATTACCGCCGATCTGGCGGAAGTAGTCGGGATGCATACAGGCCCATGAGCTGCGGCCCGGCGCACGACCATCAACGAACCGCTTGGTGATCTTGCGGCCGCTCAGTTGGCAGTGCGTTGGGATCTCGCTCATCCAATGCACAACCTTTTCGCTCACTAAGTCCATTGTCGTTCTCCAGAATTGGAGGTTGACCGGCGCTGGATCGCGCTGGTTCTGCGGTTCGCTACCGCATAGAGACGCACCGCATCAGCGGTGCATCCCCATGCCTGCGATCAGTAACGCACTATGCGTCGCTTCACCTTCGTCTTCTTGGTAGGCTTCATCATTGCCGCCATGATCGCCGCAATCTTGGGATCAAGCGGTGGCATGATCGGGCCTGGCGCTGGCTGCTCTGGCTTGCGCTGCTTGGGCTTGCTGACCTTGCGCTCTCTCACGCGCACCGTGCCGTTATCCCATCCGCCTAGCGGCTTCTCATCCTCCGACCAGCGTGGCCGTGGCATCACCTTGCCGCTTGGCCTATGCGGTGTGCGGATACGGTCATGCAGCGATCCAGAAGCCGCCTCTGACCGAGGGTTCGTTGCTGCCGCGCTCCACTCTGCCGAAGGCTGCTTCACCTTGGCCACAGGCTGCGGTGGCGCGATCGCCAACACCTCCTGGTGGAGCTGGCTGAGCGCCGCCTTGAATTCGTCCGGTATATCAACCGCGTCTTCGGAGAAGAACAGGCCCCAACCGAGTTCGCTCACGTTGGAAGGCGTGATCTTCAGACCAGCGGCCGCCATCGCGAGCAATAGCTTACCGCTGCCCTTGGCTGTCTTTGCGTAACGCATCGTGCGTCTCGTGTTCCGCGTGGCTGAATTGCCATGCTCTAGGATGTTATACCACAGAAACGTTCCGGACGCCAGGAGGGGCGAGCCGGGGAGCGTAAAAAAATCCTGGGGGAGCGGGTGGGGGAGCGTGCAGGTGGACGGGTGCCAGAAGGGGGGCATCCGGCACATCGAAATGGTGCGTAGTTTCCATGTGCCGCCTTTCGAGCGCTGACGGACCGGTGTCGAGCGCCAACTGGTGTCGAGCGCTAAGTGGTGTCGAAGCATGACGGGTTCCGAGCGCTGACGGGTGCCGAGTCCGACCGTGTGTCGAAGCTGACCCAGTGCCCAAACCAACCCGGTGTCGAAGCATGACGGGTGCGGAAGCTGACCGCGTGCGGACTCGCTGCTAACTCGGCGATGGTGCCAGGCGCTCGGCTGATGGCGTGGCGTCCGCTTAGTGCGTGGTGGTGGTTCGGTGAGCGCCTTGGCGCGGCGTGACGCTGACGCCTCGTTCGTCGTCGTCGGCGTCGCAACGATCATCGCTCGGACAGCGTATCGTTCCGCGTGCGGGTGCGGCGGCGCAGCGTTCGGCGCAAAGCGATCGGCGCGGCGTGCTCGGCGCCCGCAGGGCAGGGCAGGGCAGGGCAGGGCAGGGCAGGGCTGGCCCGAGGCTGGCAGGGCAGGGCTGGCAGGGCAGGGCTGGTCAGGGCTGGCAGGGCAGGGCAGGGCAGGGCAGGGCAGGGCAGGGCTGGCCCGAGGCTGGCAGGGCAGGGCTGGT